CTTACGCCGCCGAGAACGCGGAGAAAATCCTTGAACAGCGTCAAAATCAGTCCAATGAGTGGTACGAGAACGAGACGACAAACATTCGTAACCATGTCGAGGAGCTGACAAAGGAAATTCCTTGGGCTAGGTATCAAGCAACTCCTGAAAATGCTACACAGGAGCAGATCGAGAAGATCCAGAAGCACAATCAAGTAGTGCAGAGCTTGGAGACCAAGTTTAATAGTGCGCTATGGCCTCAAAACGCCAATGAAAGAGCTTCTGTCGCCGCGGCGGCTGTCTACAGCCATGTGCTAACAAACCAGCTACAAATCGAACAGAACGCGAAAGCCGCGCTTGAGGCACAAGTCAAGAAGCTGACAGATGAGAATAGCAAACTGAAGTCTTCCGGCAAGATGCCAAAGCAAAGCGTGAACACGCCATCCACTATCAAGAACAACGATCTCAACTCGCGCATCAAGATGTCTGCATCCGATGCAATCGATCTGGGACTTGACGAAGCCGGAGCATAATTATGGAAATACGCGATCCCGTTAGCACTCCGATGCAGGAGAGGACAAACCGCGCTCTTGAGTCATCCGACCCATTCAATACGCCGATCCCACCTCCGCGCAGGTTGGACGGGAGACCAGTAGATCCAGTTGTTCCTGTTGTTATACAGCCTGAACCTGAACCAGAACCTGAACCTGAACCAGAATATCCAACTGGAGAAACGCTAGCAGATGGGCCTGTAGTTCCAGATGAAATCAGACTAGAGCATGAGATTCTTGGAATCCCAAAAACAGCAGTTAAACGAGGACGCAAGCCAAAGCAGGCACTAGAAAAAGTTGAAGCACCCAGAGTTTCTAATCCAATTATCGAATCAAGAACCCAAGAAGGGTTGCCTTCGTACCGCTGTGAGTTCGCTGGTCGCGACATCTTTGTTGGCTGGCCTTGGTACAAGTCTAGCAATCCTGTCACTGCCGCGGTCAATGTGGCACTTGCACTAGACTTTGGTCGTGACAAGATCCGCTTCGATATGAGTATTGGCGACGCGAAGATTGAACACTCTCGCAACCGACTTGCTCACAAGTTCCTTGAAACTGATGCAAAATGGATGCTGATGATCGACGACGACATCATCCCATCAATCGGACGGCCTGCATGGTTTAAGTATTGGGTAGCCGGAGCGCGCAATCTTGGCGATCTACCTCTCCAGCGTCATGTACTTCACCGATTGATTGGAGCAGGTAAGAACCTTGTTGGAGCGGCTTACTTCGGGCGTCAGGAAGGAGGAGCTATTATGTGCGCCGATCACCTGCTAGCACCGCGGGCGAAAGCCTATGAGGATGCCATCGTTCCAGTCGATTGGGTTGGAACAGGGTGTATGTTGATCCACAGAAAAGTATTTAACGACATTAAGGAAAAGTTTGGGGACTCGCTTAAAATCGATGTTCCAGACTATGACTACGATTATTTCCGACCATTTGATAGCGCACGCGGCGAGGATGTCTCGTTCTGCATCCGCGCCAAGGAAGCCGGACACCAACCTCATGTGGATCTTGGCTTGCCAGTGTTTCATGTTGGCTACAAAACCTATTGATGAAAAAAATCTATTCTTATTACCAAAGCATCGTTCTTTCAAATCAGCAGGAGGAATTCGCGTGCGCGAACTGGTGGAAGGCTAGCTGGACTCACAACGGATGGGAACCCGTCATGCTCAATAGGAGCCATGCACAGGCAAGCCCATTTTACAATAAGCTACAACAAAAGTTGATGCAGACATCTATGGGATTACCTGCCGAATTAGTCGCCAGATTCGATTGGATTGTCGCTCGTTACATCCGATGGTGCGCCCTGCACGCCGCCGGAGGAGGGTGGATGTCTGACTACGATGTCCTGAATAAGGCTTTCAAGCCAGAACTCGCAGAAGGATATGAAGTTGATTCGACTCTGCAAATAAACGCTGGAAGTCCGGCCTATATCTTTTATGCGACTCAAGATCATTGCGCGAATGCTATTAAAAAGTTCCTCATAGAGCCGTTGTTTGAAAATAGTAAAATGATTGAGGAGGCAAATGTTCTGGAAGTGCTAGGTGGATTGTATTCTATTTTACCAAATTTGCATCATGCAAAATCAACGCCGGAACTACCGAGGTCTGCGGCAATGAAAAATATTGCATCACCTGAAGAATGAGAAGCCCATTTGCAAAACGAATAACTTGTGTTCACACAGGACACATTGGTGACATTATAGCATTTCTTCCTGTATTTCAAAAAATTGGAGGAACCAACCTAATGATTCGTGATGAGCATTGGATGGAGCCAATGTCAGGATTCAAATATGATTCATTAAAGCCACTTTTAGAAAGCCAAGGAATTGAGGTTTCATTTAATTATGCGACATCTATCGACTATGATATGTCAGGATGGCGTGAGTGTTATAGCGACCACATTTCTTTGACCGATTCTCAAGCTAGATATGTCAATCTTGTGCCAAGGAACGGAAAACTTACCATAAATCAACCTTGGATCAGAGTAGAAGATGATCCTAACGGCAAAGATAGGGTAATCTTTAACAGAACACCAAGATACAGGAATCCTGAATTTAATTGGAAGAAAGTCCTCAAACATTTCGGCAAAAAGGCACTCTTTGTAGGAAGAAAAGAAGAGCATGAAGATTTTTGCAATGAAATAGGTGATGTTGATTACTATCCAACAGAAAATTGCCTTGATGTTGCAAAAGTTATTTCAGCATCAGATTTTTTTGTCGGCAATCAATCAAGTTCTTTCTGGATAGCGGCAGGATTACGAAAGCATTTGCTTCAGGAAACATTTGCTCCAGCACCAAACAGCATTGTAGAATACCAAGGTGCTTGGTATTGCTTGGATGGTAAAATAGATTTTGATAAGTTAGCGTAATGAATTTTTACTGCACATCTTTAAGCAAAGACAAAGTAATCGCATACGACAGCACGGAGATAACAAAACATTTTCACAAAACTTCACTGAATGAAGCGGATCTAGTCTGCTTGGAAATAACCAAACGAGACTCTTTCATATTTGATGAAATAGAATTTAATTCGACGCAAGGAAAAGAATTCGTTGTAATTGATTTTACAGAATATGGATATGACAACACTGATGTTGATCATTTTTACGGAGTAAATACATCAGAACATGCTGGAAAATTTCCAAACACAGAGTATCTAAAGCTAGATGAAGCACTGAAGAAACGCAAAATAAAGTGTTACTTCAAAAGAGAGTTGCCTAGTAACCACGCAAAAGCTGAATTCACTATTTACCCGATAGAATATCCTTGTTTGCATAGAGAAGAACCAGAAAACAACTATGAATCATTTTGGGGAAGGTCGACGGATGTATTCTTTAATTGGGGATGGAGCAATCCCTCTCGTCCAAAGCTACACGCAGAATTTTACAATTCAGCACATCTGTTGAATTATTCAGTCGTTAGTCAAAGAAGTCATCTTGAAGGTCAGATCAAAGATTCAAGGGGATTGCCATTGATATTCACACAATTCATACCTCATCACTCAAGATTACACATGGATGAGGTTTTACATCTTCAGAGATCGTCCAGAATAAGCGTTAGCCTTAATGGATGCGGAGTAAAATGTTTTAGGCATGCCGAATCACCTGCTAATTCTTTAATGGCTTTACAAGAAAACTCTTTGAAGTGGACTCACGAATGGACAGATGAAAACGCAATCATTTTGCCAAACAAAACCAATGGTGAAATAGACGCAAAGGCATCCGTAGAAAAGATTATCAACTCTCTTAAAAACAAAGAAGAATTGTATATGAGATATTTGAATTGCGTCAGAACAAATAACAAATATAGAAAAGAGAATTACGCAAACCAAATCCTGTCCATCATTTCTGCATCTTAATAAAACAAATGGAAAAAATTATATATGACATCGGGGCAAATAATGGTGATGATCTTGCGTATTACTTAAAAAAAGCAGATGTGGTCGTTGCTTGTGAAGCAGATCCGAATTTATGCAATTTCATGGGAGAAAAGTTCCAAAAAGAAGTTGCTGACGGAAGGTTGATAATAGAAAACTTTGTAATCTCTGAAGGGATAGAATCAGAAAGAGTTCCCTTTTATAGGCATCTTCAAGCAAATATATTGAATCAGTTTCCAGAACCAAGTCAGGACAAAATTGGTGAATATGAAAAAATATATCTCCCTGCAAAGACTGCCTCATCAGTAATAAAGAAATACGGAGATCCTCATTACATTAAAATCGATGTAGAATTTTACGATCAAGCAATTTTAAGGGATCTATTTAAAAATGAAATTTATCCAGATTACATATCCGCGGAGTCTCATAACATTGAAGTGTTCTGCATTCTAGTTGCACTTGGAAACTACAATAATTTCAAACTAATAGACGGACAATCTATGAGTGACGCTTACAAAAACCATTTGATTAAGAATAATGATGGACTAATAGAAAAAATTACATTTCCTCATCATGCGGCAGGCCCGTTCGGTGATGACATCAAAGGAGAATGGTTAGATCAAAACAATTTCATAAATGTATTAGTTTCAGAAAAGCTAGGATGGAAAGACATACACGCAAAAAAGTGAAACCATGAAAGAATACCCAAACTACATAATCACTCCTGAAAAAAGCTATAAAAGCATAGCGTTTGATGATCCAAACGAGATATACAATGATCAATATTGGTCAGCACATCAGAATCATTCAACGATTGATGAGCAAGTAACCAATGTCATAGGAAAAAATGAGTTGGTAAAAGCAGAAATATGCTATGGAAATCCCAAAAGGATACTGGAGATTGCCTGCGCTCCGGCATACCTACTAGGAGAACTTGAAAAAGATTTTGAATGTCATGGAATTGAAATTGATCCTACATACAAAGATGAAATGCAAAAATATTGCCCTAATAGCACTTTGCATTTTGGGTTTTTCCCAAAGGTTACAAACGATTGGCCTAATAACTTTGTCTGCAACATTATTGCTTTGGATGTTTTAGAGCATGTGGAAGATGGGATAGGATTCCTAAAAGAGTGCCACAGGTTGCTAGCAAACAATGGAAAACTCATCATTCAATCACCAATTATTTTGGAAGATAAAGAAATGGTAGATAGGATGTTTTTCGCGAGAGAACATATTTGGATTTATGATTACCTACACCTTCAAAAATTGATGGAAGAAACAGGATTTGAAGTCACAGGGTTTAGCAGATTCCAAGTAGGTCATGAACAAGTTGTAGGAATTTGCAAAAAATAATATTGACCATCTATAAAATTTTTAGTAAAAGCAAAACAACTCGGTGTGCCTTCTCCGTATGAAGGTGACTCGGTAAGGGTCGCAAAAACTTACCAAATCTGGCCGCAAACAAAAGCTAGAGCGTGCCGCTAGCGACAAACCAAACCAAACTTCGTATCGTGACTGCACGCAGTCGCCGTACACCCTTGGGGTTGTCGCTACCAAAATTGGTTGTGACCACTTCAAGTCAACCAAACAAAACAAAATGGCTTCTTATTCTAATTGTATCCCTTTGGCTACGATTCAGAACTTTGCTTCCAAGGATGTTAACCGCATCATCGGACAAATCGCAAAGGTTCTGGCTCGCAAGTCTCCCTACATCAACTCCATTGATGGTGGAACGATTCCCAACGTCTCTGATGTTGTCCGTTCCGTTGTCGAGGAAATGGCGGTTCCTGCCGCTTCGTTGGCTAGCCCACAATTCGTGGATGACACGACTCTTTGCGGAGTCGGTGCTACTCCCGATGTTGTTGGCTCAACGGAGTATCAGTTCAACCTCCAGACCCTCCGCGGTGCTGGGCCTCGCGTCTGCGTCAAGCAGGCTCGTACAGCGTTCAAAGGTTCGTATCTCCAAGCTCAAGTCTCGCTTGAGAAGACGATCCTTCAGATCATCAACGCTGACATCCGTTACCAGTATCTCATCCAGTCCGGCGTGAAGTATGTTGTCAACTCGACACAGGCTTTCACCGCCAACCTCACTGGTGATATGCAACAGATCAACACCAAGTTCGCGCAGATCGCTCCTGACTCTGCTCTGAACTTCAAGACACTCTATCGCATCGGAACCTTCCTTCGTGAAGAGATGCTTGCAGAGCCTTTTGCCTCCAAAGAGGGTGAGTTCTTCCAAGTCATGCTCTCCGCTGACGCCATCGAAAACATCCGCAACGACGCAGATGTCAAAGAGGATCTCCTTTATTTGACCGCTGGTTCGTTCAAGCTGGGTGAGGACAGCATCAGTGGCTACCAGTTCCAAGGCTATCGCGGTTTCGCTTTTGGTATCGACCAACAGCCTCTTCGCGCTATCGCCGGAGCTAACGGCCTTCCATTTGGATCCGACGGCAATCTCTTGCTTGTCAATCCTATCGTCAGCTCTGCCGTTACCAACGGCTTTGCTCAACGCCGTAACCCATCATGGGTTTCCGCTCCTTACGAGGTCGGTTTCGTGATCGCCGGAGACGCCTTCAAGCGTCTTGTGCCTGAAACCTACGTTGGCGAGGGTACGTTCCGTTTCGCTCCCCAACTCGCTATGGGCGAACTTGAGTGGACATACTTCCGTGATAACGATTGCAACCTGTATGGTGACTTCGGTCAGCATATCTACCAGATTCAGCGTGCGATCCAACCGATCCGCCCACAGAATGTGGTTCCGATCCTGTTCAAGCGTTGCCCATTTGATGGTGCGCCTCTTCCTTGCTCGACCTCTTCGACAGGTCTGTAATAGGTAGTTAGTTATCGGTGATCGATGCAGGATAAAACTTGCATCGGTCACCTCAACTACTCACAATTACTGAAAAATGACACCGCAAGAATACTCCCTACTCACTCGACTAGTTTCTGGATGTGCATCTTGGAACAATTACTCCAAGACACTGATTACGAATCCTCAAATCGTAAATATTTCAAACTTCGCAGGTCTTTACGATCAGACCACTCAAACAAATGTTGTTCCAAATTCTCCAAATGTTGTAGCTATTGGACAAACAGAATATTCAAATGGTATTTCCGTAGCAAAAGGAAATCAAATTACATTTTCAAACTCTGGTGCTTATCTAATAAACTTTCTTGGTGCTTTTAGTGGTGGAGGTTCTTCTGCACTTGTTTATGTTTGGCTTGCGGTCAATGGAGTTACCATTACCAATTCCGCATACTCGTTTTACACAAACAATAATCAAGTGTTGGCTAATGTTGAGAATGTAAGAAATTTTAATGCTGGAGATACATTGCAATGGTATTGGTCTTCTAGTGGAACTGGAATGCAATTATCTTCATCACCAGCTTCTGGTTTTATACCTGCAACCAGATCAGTTAACATAACAATCGCACAATTAAACTAAAACCATGTCGCAATTCCCTGAAATCTCATCCAATCTCTCAACTGCCAACTTTAGAGCAAGCGTACTCACTTTCCTTAAAAATGGAATTGAAGTAGACAATACCACTGGTGGCCCACTGGCTGTAAAAGATCACAATGCGGCAATTTCAGGATCAACATTTTTTAACGACACAACTGCTCGCACAGGAAACTGGTATGCCATTCAGGTGCTAGCTACAGCAGTGTTTACAACGCTTACTGATTCTACTCGCACAGGTACTGCCATTAGCACATTCAGCTTCCCTGCTGGAACTATTTTCTTTGGTAACTTCTCTGCTATCACGCTGGCAAGCGGAACGATTATCGCATACAACGCTTAAACCATGCCATACCTTGGTCTAAAGCTAACTCCTGATGCTTGGCTTTATAGATATCCTGCTTTTGCTGGAGTTACTCTTCAATATTTACTTGTAGGAGGAGGTGGTGGTGGGCAAGACACCCAAAGAGTTCAATACGGAACTGGAGGAAATGGAGGCCAAGTTTTGCTAGGATCTAATAATTTTAGGAAAGGATATACATATTATATTTATGTTGGAAGTGCTGGTGCTAGTGCAAGATATGGAGATGGTAATAGTGCTACTTCTAATACAGAAGTAGCTGATCCAACGGATGGTGGAAATTCACAAATATATTCATCTCCATATACAAATATTACTGCTATCGGTGGTAATTCTGGAGTTACAGCACAATATCAAGGAACGCTTCTTGGAAATAACATAGGTGGATCTGGAGGAAATGGAATCACACTTCCTCATAATGATAGATACGGATTTAACGGAAATTACACGCAACTTTTTGGTGGTGATGGTATCCCTATTATTGATTTTGTAACTAATCTTCCAATTTATTATGCGGCTGGAGGTGGTGGTACTTATGGGAATGGTGACGATGCCACAACAGGAGGAAATGGATATGACAATTATGGAAGCGGAGGAAATGCAGGTTCCGTTGGAAATACTTCTAACGCAGAAAAAGGAAAACAAGGAGTAGTAAAAATCATGGGATCAAGTTCTCAATTTGGTCAATTAGGAACATTTACACCAACTGCACAAAGAGATGTAGTAGGATCAAATACAATTTTAACATTTACAACACAGGGACAATTTACTATCTAAAATATATGGCTACATTCGCTTTACTTGACTCAAACAATATTGTTTCTACTTTAATTTTAGTAGATGACCAAAATGTTCCTACAGAAGCAGATGGAATAACTTTTGTTAAAAACAACTACGGAAATGGAAATATAGAAGAAGGAAAACTTGTTCAATCATTTCCTGCTGGAAGTGGGAAAAGAAGGCGTGAGGCTAGGATAGGATTTTATTACGATAAAAATACAGATGGTTTTTATCCGCAAGTAAGGACAGAAAATCCAATAAAGTCTACTTATATAGACCTTCCAAACGGAACTTCTTATTGTGTTATTTATCGAAATGCTTCTTCATTGTTCACTGGTCTCATAAGAAAAACATTTTACGATCCTTATTTTGATATTGGACAATCTGTTCAAAATCTTTCTGGAATTAAAACATTAATAATTCCATCTGGAACTCCTCACGCAATTATTCGTGACCCTATTGAAAGGTTTGTTTCCGCTTATGCTTTGAGAACTGGCGGTGTTCCATGCTGGCTTGGTGTTGATGAATTTATTGATTGGCTTGGTCAGCAAGATCAAACAACAATTAACAAGCACTTCCGCAAGCAAACGCTTCTTCTTGGACTCACGCCTCCACAGGGAATCGTGTATCACGATTTCAAATCTGATTTTAATGAATTAGCCGCAATCTTTGGGCTTCCAACGCCAGTTCCAGTTATTAATGAAACCAGCACAGATAAAAAACCAGTTCTTACTGACGATCAAATAGCAATATTACGCACCATTTATGCTGACGATGTTGCATTATATGCCCAAGTATCTGCACAACCTACCATAGTTGCTCCTGCTCCTACTACGGATTCAACGACAACGGATGCGACTGCAAACCCAGTTGATAATTCAGCTAATCCTGATACAACAACTACACCATAATGCATTCTTCAGGACAAACGCCTCTACTTGGAGCCGCAACAAGTGCTAGCTTTTTATTGTTTTCGTTTGTTCCTGAAGTTCCTCCTCTTGCTCAATGGATCTGCCTCCTGCTATCAGCAACGGCATCTGTCCTTACGATCATTAAGCAGTCACACAAATGAAAAAGACTTGGGAAGCATTACTTCCATTTCTAGGAACAATACTAATGATTCTAGGAGGATGTACGCACGCCCCATCTTCAATTTCAGTAGCTCCAGCAGTAGACAACATTTCTGCGGTTCAAGGAAATCTTTCTGCGGTTGACAGCAAGTCAGTCGTGATCGAACAATGGCTTAAAACACAGAAATGAAAAGAATAGCATTAGCAATTTTATTTGTCATGGCAGTCGGTGTTCAAGCTACAACGATAACTAAAAATGACATTATCAAGACGATTGAACATCAGCGTCAACTAGTCCACCAAGCTCAAGATGAAGCGTCTGCCGCAAAGCAAGAACTAGGAGTAGTTCAAAATGCAGTAAACGCACAGACGGCAAAGTTGAATGAAGCAGAAAACCAACTAGACATCACTCGTAAAGAGTTGTCAGATGTTCGTCATCATTTCCACCTATTGCTATTGATCTGCTCTAGTTGCATTGGGTTCATTGTATTCGCTAGCATTCAGAGGTTTTCTTCAATTCTCCTTGCCTTCTATCCTCCTGCACTAGCCTCTGACTGGTTTATCTCTATCGGTGCTGGAATTGTAGCAGGAGGGGCGGCATGGAGCCTTCTAGGTCATCTGTAGTCAAGAACAAGCTAGAGCAAAAGCCACTTGGCTCAAAGAAAGCGATCTATGCAATCTTTGCCTCGGTTTCTGTCCTGATTGTTTTCATTGGTTCTGCGTTTTTGATCCTAACCCACGCAGAGGTGGCAAAAGATATTGTGGAATTGGCGAATCTTGTAGTTCTTTTTTTCGGAGCGATAACAACAACCCTAATCACAGGACAAGCAGCAATGGATTGGAAGGCAATATCGGCACTTCAACACATGGATCAGGATTCTAATGAAAGAATAGAAAGCAATCAGGCATTACCTGAATACGAATCACATACAACTGAACTTCGGCGTGATCCAAAAGACTACCTGTTAGCGCATGACACAGCGTTTTAGCAACTTCCTTCCGTTCATCTTCCAGCATGAATGCGAATTCGCCAAAGGTCACTACGGCGACTACAACTATGTCATCGCAGAAGAGGTAGCAGGTGATGATGGCGGCGTAACCAAGTGGGGTTGCGACTATCGTGAATTCAGCGAGAAGCCATTTAACTTAACCAAAGACGACATCCGAAACCTAACAAAGGAAGGCGCAACTAAACTATACTGGTACAACTGGGATAAATACCATGTTGATCAAATGCCAGAGAAAGTTGGAGAAGTCTGGTTCAACTGCAAGGTAGTCAGTGGAGCAAATCAGGCGTACAAGATCCTTTACAGGACAGGCAACAACGCCGCAAAATTTATAGCCGACCAAAAGAATGTGAACTCTCTGATTGTCAAAGCACATCCATCCGACGCCAAGTTTTTGAATGGATGGAATGCGAGGCTTGACGATTTAAGTAAATATCTGCATATCCAAAATGCGTGAAACACCCCAAGCCATACAATGTTTCCCCAGCGGGGTGGGAGGCAATTAACAAAGCCATTGCATTAGTTACGGAACATTATGAGAACATTGCGTTGTTCGTGAACTGGGTTGATGATGAAGGCGAGACCCAGCATTGTGAAATCCTGAATGGAAACGGATTTGCGTTAGAAAATCACATTGATAAATGGGTTGACGGGGAGTTTCTTCCTGATACTTACGAGGATGACGAAGATGACGACAAACCCAGAAAAGCAAAAACATAAACATGGCAAACATAACCCATAAATGGAAAAAGCTCCTTGCTGTTTCTTGCAGTCACGCAAAATATGTAGACAAGAATGCATGGCAAGCAGTCCTAGAATTCAAGCGGCGTTTTAGGCCGGACACAATTTTGCACTTGGGTGACTTTATCGATCTCTCTGCGCTGATGGGGAATGGCGCGGGATCCGGCAGTGATGGAGACGAAGTGACGCCGGACATCGATACTGGACTGGTTCATCTGCGTGAACTATTGGCTGGATGTAAAGACCCTTGGGTGCTTTGCGGAAATCACGAAGATCGCGCTTGGAAGTTGACCCACTCAAAGAATAGCGTCACGGCGTACTGCGCGCACAAAATCATTCAGGCTATCGAGGACACAACAAAAAACCTTAAAGCTCGCCTCATTCCGTACACTGGAATCGAGCAGATAGTTGACATCTCGGATATTGGGTTCACGCATGGAACAATCTACAACGAGATGGCGGCTCGCGATATGGCGGTAAAATACTGCAACGGAAGTCGGCGCAAGGTAGTATTCGGTCACACGCACAAGGTCGCAACCGCAACCGCTCCAACAAAACATGGCGGAACGGGATACAATATCGGAACGCTTACCGCCCGCGGCGCGCTGGAGTACGCAAAGAATCGCCCCAGTACCTTTGCATGGACGCAGGCTTTTATCTGGGGAGAGTATTGCGAATCATTGAATCAATCTTCACTACAAATCACCCAACGAGCGGAGGGTGAGGTGTGGAGAATGCCAGTATAACCATAAAATACAAACATATGAAAACACCGAATGATTGGTTGAATGAGATGATAAAAATGGAGGGAAGTAGCGTTGTAGCAGAAGAGGTTCCAGAAGGATGGATGACTATGGCGCAAATGGCGCATCATGCCGGAGTGGCTACTACTACCATGAACGCAAGAATAACAAAATGGACTCGCGCTGGCCTCGTACAACGTAAGAAATTCAAAATCTGCGTAGGAAGACAGACCACTGACATCTGGCACTACAATAAAATGAAATAGGCTTTACAAACTTTAACGAATACTCAATATTTGCGGATATGTCATGCGGATGTAACTCCAGTTCTATTTACGACACTAGTGCCTTTGGGTGTGTATGCGCCCCAGAATTGCCTTATCCGCAGGTATCCGCGGAATCAGTCCCTTCACTAATAAACAACCTGACGCAGGCTCTTTATGGAACTTATGGAAGCGCATACGGAATTCAAAAATCCGTTGTTAATGGTTTTATTAAATGGACGATCCCGTGTGATCCCAATAATACCACTTCCATAAATGGAGTGCCAAGGCAAACAGGCGAAGGATTGCTTTGTTACATTATTCGCGTATTAAATCAACCAGTACAAAGCGTAACTCCACAATTCGTCATCGCAACCTCCATCGCACTTGGATAAAAAATCACTATGAAAAGACTATGTTCAGCTTACACAATCTCTGGTCAATCAATCACGCTTACTGGAGTCAATGTTCCTCTTCCACAGATCCTTTTAATCTCTGATGCCACTACTGGAAGCATCCTGTATTCAGTTGGAGGTACAGCGGCAACAAGTTTCTCAAATACTGGGGGGAACAGCACGATCACCCTTGCTAATAGTGCGATTTTTTCCTCAACGGATAAGCTGACAATTTACTACGATGACGCAGTAGTGGCTCCTACCACTCCCGTGACGCAGTCCGGCACATGGACTCCTACTCTACCTGTAGGCCAGCAGGCAATGGCTTCTTCCACGCCTGTGGTTATTGCATCGAATCAGTCTGCTGTCGCTGTTTCCTCACAGGTTTCTAGCACCGCTTCACTGACAGCAATCAGCACAGCTACAACAACACCTATTACGGCATCTTCAACTCGCGTTGGATTCATATTCTCAAATGCCGGATCCGGCACTGCTTATGTGCTATTGGGAGCTACTACGGGAGCAACCTCTACAAACTTTAGTTTTTCACTAGCTACGGGCGACATTGTTGCCATCAATTCCTACACAGGCCCAGCTTGTGTTAACACAACTGGAACTACTGCCTTCTTTATTACTACGCTGAATCCGTAATGGCTAAAAAGTTAGGCATTGATCTTTTTGGGAGTAATGCTGTCCTTTCACATGGACTATCAATTGGTTCGTCGTATAAAAGCCAAGTAAAAGTAAATCGCTATCACACTACTCTTTCTCCAATAAGCATAGATACCACTTTACAAGTTTTGATAATTAATGGAGGTGGATCTGGCGGAGGTGGGTATGCAGGCGGAGGAGGTTGTGGAGGTCAAATTGCTTTAGGGACTTTTAGTTTATCAACTCATCATACATATGATATAATCGTAGGGGCCGGAGGAATATATGATTCAGCAAACCAAATCCCAACTTTTGGTGGTTTAAGTTCGTTTGCCGGAAACACAACAGGAAGTTTTCAAGGGGCGGGATATGGAGGGCAAGACGAAAATTATCCTTCAGAGAACGGAGGAGGAGGTTGTGGACAAATTGGTGGGACTGACCCATATACTGGTGGGGCTTATTTTGATGGTAATGGAAATGTAAAAGGGGGTGATGGGTTTTGGGATGAAGCACAACAAGGTTTTGACACTTCAGGAGGCGGGGGGGCGGGACAAGTAAGTGGTCAGGATGCTACACCAAACGCCAATGGTGGCGTTGGAGGGAATGGATTTATGACATCGCATTTCTTTCCTGATATTGGAACAAGCATCCTTGATTACGGAATAGGTTGCGGTGGCGGAGGTGGAAAGACATCAACATATCCTCCTTATGGTGGTGGAAATTATTCTCAAGGCGGGTCTTTTGGTGGCAGTGCTGGAGGTGTTTATTACGGAGGAAGAGGCGGAGCAAATAGTCTTGTAAGTCTTTTTCCTTATAAAGCACCTCAATCAGGAAGCAGTCAAATAAGTTATCCTGCTGGTTCTGGACAAGGTTTTGGAAATGGAGGTGGTGGAGGTGCATATAACATAAATTCTCCTAATAATGTTGGTGCAGGCGGAAATGGTTCAGACGGCGCGGTGATTTTGAAGGTTCCAGCAAATTTTCCTTGGGATCAAAATGCGACCAACAACGCAAATCCTGACATTTTAGTCGGTGACCCAGTTAATGATTATATTTACATAGTGTATCCAACATCTGGAACATTCATTATGCTTTGACATTACTCCTAGAAATATATAACTAATCTTTATGGCATCAAATAAAACCAAACTACCAGAGGGTTTCCATGACCTTGGCGAAGACCTTTCTATGAAGGGTCAAGACCATATCAACAAAGTTGAACAGGAAGCGGAAACGCATATTCACTATCCCACTCTTTGGTTCCATGAGAAAAACGCTTTGAAAGACCTTCCAAAAGAAGGAATGGCTGAAATTAAATACAAAAAAGTCATGGAGCGGGAAGAAAAAGTCATGGTAAATGGCAAAGAAGTGTCTCGCTATACAACCGAACTTGAGATTCATGGCATTCGCGCTCATGGAGATTGGGAAAACGAAGAAACGTCAGAAGAAAACGAGCCTAGCGATGATGATGCCATCGAAAAAGGTTTAGAAGCCGCATCGAAAGCAAACTCCAACGACTAATATTATGGCAAACGACCAAACAATGCCCCCATCCGAACAAAATCTTCCTCCCGACATGGGAAAAGGCCCAGCTAGCCCAGCCGACATGGCTCCTGCTGGCGTTCCAGCTCCACAGGACGGCGGATCCGTAATGGTATCCATGCCCAAGGCCGCTTTCGATGCAATTCACCAGCTTATCGTCCAACTTGCAAGCGGAGTTGATCAACTCGCTCAAGGAGTTAACCAACAGGCCGCTGGAGGGTCTCCAGAAGGCGCACCAATGCCCCCAGAAGCTCCCACAGGTGGCGCGCAGGGTGAAGAGGGCGGTAGTGACGAGGACTTCCTCAAAAGCATGGCTCAAGAGGCAAGTCAGCGCACCAAATAAGGTACAAAATCAATGTTCGTCTCGCAAATATTTGACGAGGCTTCGGAGATTCTTGCAACGACTGATCAGACCAAGATTTTCCGCAAGCTGACGCAGGCGGTTCAGACCCTCATGGAGTCTGGACACTGGTTGCGAACGACCCAAGAGGTAGATGTCTGCACTGGCTGGGATGGTCAGACAATTACCCTTCCCCGCGGCATTGAGGTTCCGCTTGGGGTAAACATTGATGGTTCTCCTACATATTTCAGAGGACGCCTGTTCCAGTACAACGTAAATGCAGGCGGAATGTACAACCCAGTATCATGGGCATGGGATGACCGAGGATTTGTGGCGACCCAGATGGACATCCGGCAACCTTCACAACTTGTTGCCATCTCCGAACACCAAGCCGATGCCGGACTTCAACTGCGAGTCATTGGAACAGACGCAAACAACCGCGACCTGCGCTCACAACTTGATGATGGCACTGGACTTGATGGAATTCTTGTTCCAATTCATGCCCAGAGCGACTTCCCATTCGGAACCATACAGCCGGATGGAGTAACAATTCAGACGCGATCTGTCGCGATTTCTGCATTACAAAAATTGCTTTCTGCCACAGCGCATCAATTGGCATCTGGTCAATCCGCAGTTCTCTCTGTTGGTTCAGGATCAGTAAATGTTCCTGTCGGACTCATTAACGGAAACACTTATTACATTGGAGTTGATGACGCCAACACGATTACCCTTTACCAAACATCGCTGGATGCAAAGGCCGGAGTGAATCCCATCAGCCTGACAAGTATTGTCGGCGCGCCATCTGTCACGCTTACAGACTCGCGTAATGCGAGCCTCCTGACTTCTGTAAATCTTGTCAATGGTCAGCCAGCAATCTCGATTGCATCTCCCAACGAGGTTACATTCTCGAATATCGGAGGGAATTCACTTCCCTCTCCTCTTGCCGCAAACACGACCTATTTCGCGCAGTCGTTGGATACATCAAACCTTCAGGTGTATGCTTCCTTGAACGACGCACAAAATTCAACGAATCCAGTCTTGCTGTCCGGCAGTAACTCTCAATTCAATGTGGACATTCGCAAGCCAATTGGAGCGCAAACGACACTCACATTCTCTCCGTTTCACAACTATAATACTGGCGATGCGGTTCAGGCGTTCACAAATGGAGGAACATTGCCGACGCCTTTGATTGCGGCGCAGAATTACTTTGTTCATTCAATCAATTCGACATCACTTACGCTTCACGCGAACGCATCTGATGCAACGGCTGGAACAAATCCAATCACATTCACCGACAACGGCTCTGGAACCAACTCATTGGTAAAACTAGTTTCAGCAACTTCAAATACTGGAACCATTAACCAGATTACAGCCGCCGGACTGAATGTTTCTGCACCTTCTGCGCCGACCTCCGCCGCATCAGCAGTTGCAATTGTTACTGGATCTGTGGTCGGAGTTCAAATCACTGCCGCCGGATCAAAGTACACATCAACGCCGAAGGTGACATTTGATTCTCCTCTAAAGACATACACAATTACTGGAAATACGCACGGCACGACGACAATTGATGGCATCCCGAACATAACATATGTTTCGATTGGTCAAACTATAACTGGATCTGGCATTCCGGCAGGAACGATTGTCACAGCGATTAACGGGTCAACTTCCATTACGATAAGCAATGCCGCTACGGCAACGGCAACAGGCGTTACACTAACGCTTGCTCCTACAATTCCAGTAGGATCCACGCAGACATATTCGACTGCAACTGGATATGCAGTGATGATACCAGACGCCGTTGGATCTGCCACATATCAGGTTGGATCAATTGTTATAACATCATCTGGTCAGGGTTACACATTACCTCCAGTTGTTACTATTGATGCTCCTACTACAAGCAATGGATTCACATACGCAAGCACTATAGGAAGTCCAATTCTTGCAAGCGTAACTGGTATCTCTGGTCAGGCCGCAGGACAGCCCGTCTTTGGTGCAGGAATCCCAAATGGATCCACGATTGTTTCGGTAACTACCAGTCCGAATACAATTACAATTTCTCAAAATGCCACTGCTACATTAGCGGCTGGTCAGAATGGATCGTCGCTCGTATCCAGTACAACAACACAGGCGGGAGCAATCTCAACACTACAGACTTCTTTTGTTTCCAACATCATTGTTCCCACTGGATCGGGCGGACTTGGATATGCGGCTCCTCCTATTGTGCAAATCACAGGCGGCGGTGGTACTGGAGCCACGGCAACATCTCAAATTTCAAATACTGGTGTTGTTACTGGAATTAATGTGATTTCACAAGGCACTGGATACACATCTGCTCCGACCATTTCACTCCTTCCATCTACTGGCGTTCTTGTTCAATTCTCATCCACTGGGACATTGCCTTCGCCTCTGATTGCCGGAACAGCATACAGACTTGAAAACCCTATTAATGCAGGGGCGGGTGTATACACAATCCTGAATCAGGATTACTCCACAATCAACATTACTGGGACATTCACTGGAAACTTCTATGTCAATCTTTCCAAATCGTTTGCAATTGGGTTTAATGGTTTATGGAATGGTGACTTTGGTGGTCTTTCAACTGGTCAGGTTGTTTATTTGTCATCCGATTATTTGTTGCCAACTGGAGTAAATAATACTACCGCATACACGATAACAATAGTAACTCCAACAACGGCACAGCTATCTGCTGGATCCCCATTAACACTAGTAACGCCAACCGCGCTGGGAGTTGGTCAGTCATATTTTGCTGTTCGTGTAACGGGACAAGGAACGCCATACAATAACCAGATTGTATTGTCCAATATTCAGTACCTTTCTAATGGTGAAAGCGTTCAATTGGCTTCTACTGGGACGCTTCCTACACCAATTAAGTCTGGAACAACATATCCCGCCCCATACACCATCACACTTGTTGGTAACAATATCTCTCTTACGGATGTCAACAACAACCCTGTAAACATCACAAACCTTGGGGTTGGTCAGATCAGCATGAACATTGTTCGTTCATTCTCGCCATCTGCATCTACTAGCATCGTTGCGAACAATCAAATTTATGACACAGGGGATCAGATCGCCGTCAGAGCCGCCATTGGTGATACATTGCCTGCCGGAATCACTGCTGGCAATTATTACGCAAGGGCAATCGATAACAGCACATTTGAGTTGTATGACACGCAATACAATGCCCAGCACATAGACTTTACAAATGGTCGTTTCAGCTTCTCAAGCACAGGGAATAGCGTCACAAGCACATTCTATGTGGACGCAATCCTACCTCCAACGCTCGTCAAGTCAGTCATGCACATTGAAAAGCCGATCACAGCGGGGTATGTGAGCCTGTATGCGCTTGATTACGGCAGGAGCAACGATATGACCCTCATCGGTCAGTATCACCCTTCTGAAACAAACCCAAAATATCGCCGCATTAGGATCGGTCAATCATGCTCATGGGCGCGTATCATTTATCGGGTCGCGCACCCTGAAATTACTAGCGTCTACGACTATATTCCCATTGAGAATGCCCGCGCAATTATTGCGGCTGTCCACGCGGTTGACCTTGAGGACAAGGATTTCCTTGATCAATCCCAAAAATATTGGGCGACGGCTTTATCCTACTTGAAAAATCAGCAGGAAAGTTTTGAAGGCCATGCTTTCACACCTCCGCAGATCAATAATATTACCTACGGAGATGGAACTGATCCAGTTATCGAGTCTGTCTACTACTGGTAATGAAATCTCCCAACATCACTTCAGGCAGGGCGATAAAAACTACCGCCGGATGGCTCCACGGCGTCAATTCGGTACGCAATCCTTGGACTCTCCCTGATAATCAGGTGAAATGGGCGCAGAATGTGAATTTCCGCGGCGGAGTCGCTCAAACGCGCAACGGATTCGACATGAGGCTGTCGTTACCTCAAGGAAATTTCCAAGGTGGCATCATTTTTAACGCAAACAAACAATCCAAGGCCGCTTCGGTTACCACAAACCTCTCCGGCGTCAAGATTTCACAACCTCAAACGATTTACACACCACAGGGAACCGATTCCCTTGAAACAGAGCTTTCCTACGCCCTATTTTGCGTCGATGGCAAGGTGTACTACGCTCCATTTCCCTTAATTCAGCCTGCATCATGGTCTTCATACCAACTGACCAACATCCAGCTTGATCCTAATGTAAAAAAGGTAAATTTCGTGATAGCGACCCAGCAAGCATCAACAAATGCCAGCGGGAATGTCACAATTACGCCATCACATCGAATTGTTGTCATCCAAGATGGAATAAACACCCCATGCTACTGGGATGGATCGGATATCACGGGACAACTTGCACTTCAGATGCCTGTTGGATATTGGATGGCATTTTCAGGAAACCGCCTGTGGGTGGCTAATGGAAATATCATTTCTGCATCTGATTTGGCTAACCCTATTGGATGGAAAGAGCGCACATCCGGCGCGGGGCGCGGTGACTTTAGTGTTCCTAGACCAGTTACTGGGATGCATGATTTTGTAGGCCAGAATAACAATACAAACCTGTATGTCTTTACAAGTCAGGCAACATACTCCCTGTCGAGCGGTATTCTTGATCGATCTACTTGGGCAAACACTCCAAACTTTCAAAGCACGCTTTTCCCTAGCGTAGGATGCATAGCTGGAGACAGCATCACTTTCCAGTCTGGGTTAATGTGGTGGTACTCGCAGGGCGGGCTGGTAAGCGCGGACGTAGCATCAAACAATTACCTATCCAGCCAAGTTCTGTTCAAGGATCTTGAGATGGCAAAGGTGAAACGTCTTATGGCGGCAGATTGTAGCGGGATATGTGCTACAGCATTTGAAAACTACTTGCTTGTTTCTGTTCCTTACCTAGAGCCTCTTAACAGCGCGACGATGGCGTTAGATTACGCGGCGGCGAGCGAGTTGAGCGATGGCAGGAGTCCTGCATGGGCTGGAGTGTGGACAGGCATCAGGCCAATCACATGGTCAACGAACGTGATCAACAATCAGCCTCGCTTGTTTGCATTCTCCGTAGATTACGCATCAACAAGCGACGGGTCGTTTAATCACCTGTGGGAAGCGTTCTCTCCCAACCGATATGACACATACCTGAACATCGCGCAGGATGGATCTACGACACAGCTTGTAAACAGGATCTATTGCCAGCTTGAGACCGCCCTTCTTGGAGACTCGATGGATAAAAAACAATTCGTGTATGCCGAGATGGATTGCTCACAGATCGCAGGAACAGCGGATGTGAGGGTTTCGTACCGCGGAACGAAAGGATCCTATCAACAAATCCTGAATACTCGCTTGCTAGCAGTCACAGAAGAATACCAATACGCAACAAGTCCAGTTGCGGCTGAAATAAATGATCTTGGGTTTTTGCAGACGCAGTCACGCCGATTGACGACCGAAAATGTTGCTAGGAACACAATAATCAAGTCGTGTGAATCTAGTGACACGCTTGATGTGGACAAGGCATTTAGTCTTCTCATCGAATGGTGTGGCTCAATGGGTATTGATTCCGCAAGAATGTTCCAAGACCCTTGGTCTGATACATCGTACGGAAAACCTTCGCAGGATGAGACGACTCCATGCGTTGTAGCCGAGGACGGGTCTTCAATTGTTGTTGCGCTTGAACCTGCGCCTCAAGAAAACGCCGGAAACATTCTGACTTCATGGTCTAGCACTCAAACACGCACATACACGACGCCTCCATGCCCAGTTGGACAATCCGCAGTCAAGGCATCAGCCACAGCTACGGCATCCTACACCTCGTATATTTCTTTAGCTGACGCCATAGCTCAAGCTGGCGCGCTAGCTCTACAGGAGGCAACAAATGCCGCCAATCAGTATCGTGTAGCCAACCCTTGCAACTAATGCCAACGATCACCTACGCATCAACTCAAATAACAGAGTTTCCCAATCTGTTTGTGTCTCCATACGGAAATGACGGCATTATTCCGCTCTATTCAAGCGTGCCGATGACGTACTCATCCACGGGGTCTTGCCTACCATGCGTTGTTTGTGGTAATTCAAAAACACGGGCTAGTGTGATTGCGGAGCAATCTCAAAATGTCCAGCAAACATCAACAAATGGAATCCAGCTAGCAACTGGAGTATAAATAATGACCCAATCAATAAACTTCAAATATGTCGCGCCAGAAACCCAAGAATTCAAGCAGATGCAGACATTCGCAGAGTCATTTGATCACTGCATACTGCCAAGTCCGAATGCAAGCCTTCATGCGTTCTATCGAGGCGATGTTTGTTTCGGATACTTGGACACAATTTATCTTCCAGTTAGCTATCCGGCGTTTCATCCTGCCTTAACTAGGCCAAATGATGTCATTAAAGCCATGTCTGGATGGAAGGCTCACACACAATTGTCAGGAAAATCAGGATATGTTGGAGTCCCTACAGAAGAGGACAATGGAAGGCCAAACTTCCCTGAATCAACTATGAATAAGTTAGGACTTTACAGATTGAAACGAGAACTTTATATTCCGAATTAATTATGGGCGGATCTCCTCAACCTACACCTCAAGCACCAGACCCTACTCTGAACCTTGCTTTGCTTGGAATGCAAAATCAAGCAGGAATTGGTGCGTTAAAAGCACAATCGGCAATCGATTTAGCAAAGTCTCGCACTCCGCTTGAAGCTAGGGTTCCTGATATCTATGGCCCACAGGGCGCGTTAAATGACACTAGCAAGTTAGCCGCTATTAACGCATACAAGAGCAAGCAGTTAGAACAACAGATGAATCCAGCCGCGGCAACCGCTCGTCAAAACATCCAGACCGCCGCCGCCCAAGATGTTAATCCCAGTTATTGGCAAAATCAGATGGGTCAATGGAGTAAAAATGTTGGATTCTGATTATGGCATACGCATCACCAGATCAAGTTAGTAGCCCATTTACTTGGCAAAACGAACTCCAAGATTGGACGAAAAGAGGTGGGCTACAAAACTACCTACAGACTGGGCTTCAAGATAGCACGATTAACAAATCTGGGTTTTATGATAGAGCGACCGCCGAGGCTCAAGCACTTCGCGCAAAAACCCTAGCTGAAGCACAAGGGATTATCGGTCAGGCTCCTATTGCTGGAATTGATCCTGCCACAGCGGTATCTGCTCTTCAAAACGCTGACGCACAGGCAATTCAACAAAGAAACACAGCAAGGCAGGCCGGATTTGCTAATGCCGCAGGGCAACAGCAATCGACCACTGATTGGATTAACCAAATGATGGGATCAACTGGTCAGGCTGTAAATGCACAGCAACAGGCTTGGCAGAATTATCAGCAGGCAATGATAAATCAAGCCGCTCAAAAACAAGCCGAGCAGAATGCTTTGATTGGAACTGGAATTGCCGCCGCCGGAACAATTGGAGGAGCCGCTGTGGCTGGGCCAATTGGAGCCGCAATCGGTGGAGGTCTTGCGGGATTAGGTTCAAAAGCAGTAATGCCATCAGGAGGATACACTCCTGCCTCTTCTGCTCCTGCGGCGGTTCAACAACAATATCCTTGGATGGCACAATCCTATTCAGGCCCAAGCAATAACTATTCTTAAAAATTATGGGAGGACATAATCCAAATTTAGGTAAAGACATCGGTCTTGGTGTGGCAACTGCTGGAGTATATCCAGCATTTGACTCCATGTATCATCACAACAAAAATCATGTTGGCGGAGAAGGCGCGTTCTTTGGACTTGGGCCTGCCGCATTACTTCTTCCTCAAAAACAACAGCAACAACAGCCCGCTGAAATGAATGCTCAAAATCTTGCTATGCTACAGCAGATGCAAAACCCAAATCAAAATTTTAACGGAGTAACATTCTAAAGCTATGGGCGGATCATCACCACAACCTCAATCGACGCAAACGGCACTTGATCCACAAATGCTCACATTGATCAAGTCAATGCAAGATCAACAATTGCAAGCTCAACAGCAGGCAATGAAACAAGAGCAGGCCGCTATCCGAAATTCTCAAGTGCAGGCCGCTCAACAGGCAGGCAGTGTCGGCAACCAACAAGCACAGCAACAGCTTGGACTCCAAAACCAATATCAGGAGGCATTGGATGCATCGGCAAAACAAAACGCTATGGGTGTAGGAGGGTACGCCGCCACTGGAGGCGCATTCGACCCTAATGCCGCCCGCGTTGCTCAACTTTCTAACCTTGGAGCCGCCGCTGGATCGCTTCCTACTAGCGTTTATAATCAAGCCGGATCTGGAGTTGCTCCAAAGAATCCTGCAATGACTGCCGCCGCTCCTGTCAATACAGGCGTCAGTGGTGCTAGCCAATTCAATCTTCCATCGACCCAAGGTCTGAAATTCGGAGGAATCTAACTATGGCATTTTCACTTGAGACTGGCGGATATCAATTCGCACCTGCGTTTCCTCGTACCGATGACACACAGGCACTTGCTGGCATTAAGCCGCTGTCTTTTAGTGGAGGAGGCCAGTCTCCGTTGCAGTTCCAACCGCTAGCAGGATGGTCAACGCCATCAACTCACCCTGAATATATAACTCAAGGAATATCTAGTGGGCTTGGAGCAATTGCACAAGGCATTCAGGCCGCATACAAGAGCAAGACCGATCAGGCTCGCGAAGACAAACTTCTGGCGCAGAAATACGCACAGGAAGAGAAAATTGCAAAAATCAGGGGAGATGTTTCAGAGCAATTATTGAAGGATAGGATCGCCGCGGCAGGTGGAAATTTAGGGAAAGGCACAAAAAACCTTCCTGTAAGCACATTGGGTACATCAACTCAAACTCCCGATGATTCAGAGTCCTCCGCGGAAGATACGAGCTTGCCAGACCTTGAAAAATACAAGGGAAACTCATTCGCACCTCCCACAAAGGATTTTAACCTTCCAGAAAAACTTCAAGGCGAAGCTCCTTATCAGAAGGTGACGCCAGCACCGAGTCTATTTGGAAGCCTTTCCGCTCCAGTGCCAGTGCCGCCCGCGGAACTCAAAGGTAATGCCGCACTTTCTGCGCTATCTTCAATTCCTTGGGGAAGTGTTTCCGGCGTTTACAAATCCGCTGGAGGAGTTCCACAAGAGACATACACTCCTAACGCTGACCTTTTGAGGAACCCTAACAAGGCTCTGTCAAATATGTCCACGTTCGCAAAATCTGGAGACATTGGAACGGACGCCGGACGCGCCGCGGTTATTGATGCTCTTGCAAAGGGATGGAATCCAAACGCTGTACCAAAAGACCCCGCAATTGAGCAGATGATTGGTATGCCAGTCGCTGTATCGCAAGAAGACTTCAGGAAGATTGAGAAATACGCAAAGGCTCAAGGAATAGAGCCTCCTATTGCCGAAAAAGAGCAGTCAGATGGAAGTGTTGTGATGAAGTGGCCTCAACTCACTCCAGAGCAAAGGCTCATGGAGAAGACGCGACAGGACAGGCTTACTTTCCAAGAGCAAAATAGGCAAGAAGCCGGATTTAAGGGAAGGGCGCACGCATTGATGACGACCCCAGAAGGGAAAGCGATCCAAAACCGCGTTGACCTCATCACTCAATTTTGGCCTGCCGCAGATGCCGCTCTTGATACGGATCCCAATGATCGGGTTTCTAGGAGGATTGCCGACTTGGATGCAATCGATAAGTTTACTGCATTTGCGAGCGGAAAACAGCCCACAGAAGCTCAATACCATGAGATCCAAGATTACACGCAAGGATATTTGCGCGATCTGCGCCAAAAAATTGAAAAGTCAGGTCTTTTAGACCCTAGTCAGGGTGGCGCAAGGCTATCTCCTGAAGATGTGATGACCATGAAGAGCATGATGGGAGAAACATTCAATTATACCGCCCAAAGATTTAATGCTCGCGCCAAAAACGCACGCAAGCAGGCACTCTATGACCGCCCAGACCTCCCAGAAGGAAAGAGGCCGCATGAGTTCCCTGTTCTGCGTACTGGCAAACAGGTAAAGACCGAATTCGATAACGAGACCAATAAGTTCAAGGCTTTGCATGAACAGCTTGTCGCCGCAAAAACTCCTGAAGAAAAACAGGTTTTACAAGACAAATACGACGCTCAAAAGGAACATCTTTCAAAACTAGCTTCAGAGATGGCACAGATCAAAACCAACAAAGGCAACCCTTCCAACATGGACGAATTGCTCAACCCAGACCCTGAAAAAGTAGGTGGTTGGCAGGAAGAAAACTTTAGCGTTGTTCCAGTGATGCTATCTCCTGTACAACCTTAATCATGGCTGATCCAGACCTGAATGCAGATTTACAAAAGATCAACGAACTTGCGGGATTATCTGAAAAAAAAGAAGAGCCTCAAAAGCCTTTAGACAAGACAGAAATACCTGAAGTTGCGGCTGATCGTGCGGTAGCTGGTCAGCAATCAGAGATGGTTCCGAAGGTTCCGCCTATTGAGGATACGGCGACATCTTTATTCAATGCTCCGACTCCGATCACGCCTGAAGAAATCAAGGCAAAGGAAAGTTACAAGGGTGGTGGCGGAGCAATGGGCGCGTTGCAGGCGTACAAAAAAGAAGCCGAATCAGGCAAAAAACCCCCCACTAAACCGCTTGCGGATATTGGCCTTGAAAAATCAAAGGAAAAAGCAAAAGAGCAGGGAACTTATGTTCCCAATTTGCAATCCGATCTTGATGAAATCAACGCAATCTCTCAAAAGACATCACAGGAAAAGCCTACGTCTATTGCAGATGAAATTATTGCCGCTGGCCCACAGGGAATAACGCAATATCACAAGGACATGGTCGATCTGACGAAAGATCCCGAACTCCTGAACGAAATTTACGAGAAGGCTCCTTGGTACGACCTTGGGTCGAAGTACAGGGATGTCTATAAATTCAAACAGAGTCCACAGAATGCCATGTCGGCGCAGAAGACTCTGGCTAGCCTGAAGCAATGGGGTAAGCAGATGGGTACGCAGGGTATAAACCTACTTGGAGACATCGGAGAGGACGCCGGAAAGCTACTCAATGCCGAAGACTACACAAACAGGCCATATAGCGAAAAACTCAAGGAGGTCGGCGCAGACGCAATTACTGGGCTGGATGAATTCCTTGGAATTCCCGTAGGGTCTTATAATTTCGGACAATATCATCAAAGCGGATTTGGGATTGTTGATGACATCCTGAAAAAGATGAATGGCATCTCGCCAGAAAGGCATGAAGCCAACTGGCAACAGCGAGCCGATGTCAGAAGATTGCAGGCGAATCGTGATGCAATAACTCCATCAAACTTTGGCGTAGTTGCATCCGGCGTGATGCGTAATTTCATGCCTACGCTTGATCAGGTAATGGCTGAAAATCCAAACCTGTCCGCGGAGCAGGCCGAATACAAACTCCAGCAGGATACTGCCGACATCATAAAGAAAAACGCGCCTTCGCTATTACAGCCAGCAACAGAGCGAGGCAAAGAAGAAATCAGAACTGGCGTAGGATTGCTAGTTCCTGAAGCTAACGCGGCAGTTGTAGGACTTGAAGGAATTGGCATGGGAATGCGGGGTCTTGCCAAGGCAGGCAAAGCATACGAACTCCAGAAGACCATTTCCAAGATGCCATATGTGGCGCAGAGGGTTGAGGCGGCTACAGCGGAGGATGCCGCAAAGATTGCATACGCTCAAAGGGTTGCTGAAGCTCGCCGTGTGCTTGAAGAAAAGGCAAAACAGGCGGCACAAAAGGCTGACGAGATTGGACGCGAAGGATACCACACAATTTTCGGTAAACAGATTCCAAGGGTGGGAACGCTTGCAGGGAAGGGATACGATCTCCTCACATCACCACAACAGCCACTCACAAGCCTCCTGACGCCTGCGTTGGTCGGTGGTGGAGTTGGTTATGTAGAAAACCCAGAACACGGCGTATGGGGAGGAGTCACAGGTGCTGTCACTGGCGGTCTTCTCAAGAAATACGGCCCAGCGGCACTGCGACAGGGTCTTGGACTCATCCGCGACATTGATCAGGCTTCCGAGATGCTTAATGGAAAGGTCGGGAATGTCTACAGCATCGCCGGACAGGCAGAGGACTCGTCTGCAATCACTAAAAGGCTATTTGGCGGAACGACACCGCAATCTATCATCAACGCACATGGGTTGGATTGGCTTCAGAAAAACGCTGTGCCATTTGCAATGAAAGGCGTTCATGGCGGCGCGCTCATGGGTGCTTTGGGTATCCTTAACGATACGCCTAGCGATGAGTTGCCATCTGAAGCGATTCAGGGCGCATTGATGACGATGCTACCATCGTTAGTTCATCACATCGGCACAGAGGCTCCTGAAGTCACGCGCAACAGGATACGTCAGGAGGATGCCAGCATCAGGAGCGCAATGGCTGATATGCCGGAAGATAGTCGAAATACAATCGAGCAGGCCAATTGGCAGATGGAGATTGATCGCCGTCGCGAGAATTACGAGGAAATGGTAAGGCAGGCGCAGGATACGCAGGCAATGGCTGACAATGCGCGTAATCCAAAGGAAAAAGCCAAGTTCCAAAAGGTTGCTGATGACACCAAGAAAATGGTCGATCATCACCTGTCAAAGTACATTGGCGCGCTAACCGCGGATGTCCCTACTCGCCTTGAGTACAACAGGCAGTTCAAGTTGGCTGTAGCTCAACTGCATGAGCTAATGAACGGCGCAATGCGAGCAGGCCAGCAGAATATCGGCATGGAGATTTTAACTACTCCGCAGATTGTTGATAGGATTCTCAAGACGCCTGAATTTGCGTTAAAGATCAATCAGGAGGGAATGGCAACCGCAACAGCGCAGGCAGAGCAAATCGCAAAGCAAAAGGGATTCAGTGTAGACCCTAATTCCGGCATTACGCTCGATCCTCAAAAGCCCGTGATGATCATTAACGCGGACACGCTTGCCCAACACCCAGAAGGCCCGTACAGGGCGTTGTTACATGAGGCCGGACACTCGCTGATGAAGATCCCGCAGTATGCGGACTTGCTGAAAGAAACAAAGAGAGAGCTTTTAGGTCATGTGGATATTGTGGATGGAAAGATCGTTGGATCATCCAAGGGGCAATACCAACCACAGGATCTGTGGCGGATGTTCTTCGACAAGTACATGAATGGAAAGTCCGTTGATGAGATCCGCGCATTCGCAGATCCTGCCGGATTGCTTGACCAAGATGGGAAGCTCAATGTTGAAAAGGTAGTCAATTACATGGGAGAAGAGGTGATGGCTGATGCCATTGCTAACACACTGGCTAATCGATTTGATCATGGTCTTGGCGGTATGGCTGATCACCTCCGAGATTGGGCGCACCTGCACCAAGAGAGTTCATGGGTTGCTAGGGCGATCCAAAATGCACTTGGAGTCGGAGGTAGGGATCCGCGTGACACAAGTTACAGGCCAATTACTGGCGTCGAACTTACGCCGGAGGCCGCGGCGGCTACCGACAGGGCGGCTAGGATGATCCACAACCTGAATGGCAGGGTTTCACCGCTGGAAGAAGTCAGCGACAGGCCAAAGATGACTCGCAAGGAGTTGGTCGCAAATCCCGTCTTGATGCAGAGGATCGGCGGAGTCTCTGGCATCGTAAAGACCAAGATGGTCGCAAAGATTTATGATCGGTTTGGAAAGCAGATAGGGGGCGCGGTAGACATTGAAAACCCTCTTGCCGCCGAAGGAACTTGGCTGGCAAATGATGATGGAACTACCAAGCAAACCAAGGGATATGGTCAGATTCCAGATGAACTCCGCGGAACCAAACTGCCAAACGGGGCAAGATTAGAGGTTGAGAGTCAGGTGCTTTACCAACCCGATGGAGTGACCCCGATCTGGAATACACCAAAGGAGACCAAGAACCTCCGAAAGACTCGCGACAAGATGATTCGTGACGCGATCAACAACGCTCCGAATGATGGAACTCCCAACAGGATGGAGCCATATAGCGCGGATGAGTTAAGCATGGGTGGAACGCTACAGCCAAGTCAGATCAAGGCGATCATGGATCTGCCGGAATCGATTGTTCCACTCAAAATAAAAGAAAATATCATCAAGCTGAATGACCTAATCAAGAGCGGTCGCAGGAGCTATACCGACTACTCGACCCATGTTGATAAAAATGGCAAGTATGTAGGATCCACGCCGCAGATCCGCGACAACCAATACACAAGCCTCCATTTCAGTAAGGCAGGGAATTTTACGGCAATAGCTATCTCATGGGATGCTCTGCATACCAAGATGAAGTTACTGAATCAGCGTATTCCACACTGGTTTGACTTGTGGGGAGGCAATACTGATAAATTTTACGATGAATTCGTAAATAAGTACCTTGTCAACATCGAGCAGGGAAGGCCAAACGATGTAAACCTTGACGATGATCCAGCTATATCTGTTGCAAAGCGGGACAAGTTTAGGGATTTCCTTGGGTTTGATAACAAGTCACCCACAACGATCTACCCTGAAAAGACTACGATTCCGAGGAAGAAGGGAGAGAAGAAAGCCGATCTTGAGAATGTAGTCAGGTCGTTCCGCTTGGACGCCATGATGGACATCATCGACAGCCCAGCCACCAGCCGGAAGATGGACAGGAATAAGGTTCTTACCAACTTCCTGCCAGCGGATGAGGGCGAGGAGCCTGCACAGCGCGTTTTAAGGCCGGAGGCTACCAGAGTTACCCCGCAGATCCTAAAGGGCATCACAGCGGCTCATACGACCGAGAATAGGCCATTTGGGGTGCAGTATGTATCTCCACAAGCACAAGCACCAAAAGCTGGCATCCAGTTCATGCCTGCCTCTGCCGAGATCCGCGAGGAGGGAACAAAACAACACCTTGAGTTTTTTGACCGCGAGCTAGAGAACAGCGGAATTAAACAGAAGCCTGCTACAATGGCGGCTTTGGATGAGTTTATTCATAATTATGTTCAGGAGAAGTATTATACTGATGAAGGAAAGCCGTCTTCCTCGCTTTTTCCTAAAATCGACCCAGAGAAGATTAAGAACTACTACCAGAAGGTAGTCCGTAACGCTACTCCTGCACAGGCCGCAGACTTCCCTCCAGATTGGCTCCGTATCCGCAACATGAGTCAGGAGGAGTTCGATAGGTCATTTGATCAGGACAGGGTAGATCAGATCACGCAATTCAGGGTGAATGCGCTGGCAAAGAGTGCAAATTACTTGCTTGGGGAGATGAAAGATCCTCAACAAACTGAATTACAAAAGAAGATAATTGAAATAAATGATGCGTTTGCAAGTGGTGATATTGGTTTGTGGGAAGAGAAACAAGCGGAGTTAGAAAGGTTAAATGGAGATACATATGAAAATCTTCGTAATGAAGCGTTTCGAGGCTCCTATACCCCATCCGAAGTAGCCGCCATTCTCAATGCCTCATCCAAGTTTAGGATTAACGCTGGCTACAACGAAGAGGGCGAGATGGTTCCGCTCATCCAGAACATCAGCAACGGAAATGAGGCTGTTCCAAACGAAGTTTCAGGAGCAACCGCATCAAAAATTGCGGAGTATATGCGCCAAGGGATGTCTTCAAAAGACGCCTACACCAAGGGCGTATTTGATGTGATTAAAGCTCGCGCCGAAAAGCGCGGAGTTTACACAGGTTGGAAGAAGTATGATCAGTCATCCGACATGGGTCAGGCAGAGAAGTTGAACGCAGACTGCGCTGGCACTGGATGGTGTACAGGTGGATCTGTAGGAACTGCGAATAGCCATCTTACTGGTGGTGACTTCTATCTGTACTTTGACGAGGGAAGTCCTCAAATAGCAATACGCACAGAGAATGGAGAAATTGCTGAAGTCAGAGGAACAGGAAAAGCCCAGAATATTACTGCGCCACAATATGACGCAGAAGCAGAGAAATTTATTCTTGGTGGAGAAGGCCCAACTGGAGGAGACAAATACCTCCATGATAGGAATTTTAGGAAAATGGCTGTTGAAATAATAAAAACAGGCGTTTTGCCAGTAGACGCATACAAATATTATGATCAAAATGGAGTTTTTTACCCACCATCACCAAAGCAAAGAGACTATGGAAATGGATTTGAGCAAGAATACCTTCAACCATTTATTGATAATGCACCTAAAACTGAAGACATTCTTGATAAAAATGGAAACCTGTTAACTGGCCTTGTGTGGACTCCAGAAGACCCAAATAATAATAAATACAAAAATGTTTCTGGAAAAATAATGGTGCGTGTTGATAAGAGAAATGGCGAAACATTTGAACTTCCATATTTGGAAAGCGCAGGAGAAATACTTACTGCAAATATCACAAATGTATATCTTCCAAACCTAAAAAAAGTAGGAGCAATTGGAGGAGATTCTGCTGGAGAAGTTAATCTTCCATTACTTAAAGAATCTGGGAATGTTTGGTTTTATTACGCAAATAAAATAAACCTGCCTCAATTAGAAACAGCAAGTCGAATACATATTTCTCACGCTAATGATTTAATAGTTCCAAAACTTAAAACTGCTAAAAGTATTGAATTTGGATCGCAGACCAGAATGGCGGATAATAAAAATGTTGATTTTTCTTCACTAGAAAAAGTTACTACACTAGATATAAGAGGCCCATCTCAAGTTGCTGTTCCGAAACTTGAAAAAGTAAAAAATATTGATTTATCACTTGTTACTGCATTTATTGCACCAAAACTTGAATCAATTGATACTGCATTTTTTGGAAACACTAAAATTGTTTATGCGCCAGAAGTATCAATTAGATTAATGTATTCAGTTAAGGGCATAAATGAATTTATTGGAAGGAGAAGTACGCTTCTTGATATTGTACGCGAATGGAAGCGAGCAAACCCTGCTGACCTTTCTGACGATCCATTTTATTATACAGACCCAGAAGGAAATAAATATAATTTTGCAAACCAGCGTGACTTCAAAAACATCTTTGATGTTATTGATGGCAAGGAAGTCCCATCCAAAATTACAGAGCCATACGCAGGAACAAACGAGAAGATTGTTTCTGCTGTTATTACAACGCCACAGGGTAAAGTTGAAAAAGAGGGTGCTACTCACCTTGAACTACAAGGCCCAAATGCACCAAAAGACCCTTTTGACAGAGAGGGAAAATGGTGGAAGTTCAGAACATACAATCCGCATGGCGCGCCTCGCGTTGTTGATCGTAGGGAGGCATTCAGCATTGCAGAGCAGAATGGTCAGCTAAAGAAGCCAAAGACTCTTCAAGACCAAGTAAACTATGATCGCGGAGTCCTTCACAGCGACATGGTGAATTATGCACGCGATGGCGACACAGGCATCCAGTTCATGCCAAATATTTCAGTTGCTCCAGAAAGATGGCATGGCACAGGAGAAGAGCGTGTTATTACGAACGCTGAATACAGGAAGACCAAGAGGATCCCAGAGGCCGGAGAAAGGCGAGGCAAGTATGTTGCGCCTCCAGCATCTATAAAAAAGAAGTTCGACATTTCTGAATTCACCGCTGGTGGAAAAATGTTTGATGCGGATACAGGAGAGGATGTAACAGACCGCATCTACTCTGGAGCCACAATCGACGCTACAGGAGCGCGTCCATCACTTGTTTCTGCTGATGATCAAGTCGAGTCACTTGGAACAGGAAACACCTATAAAACAAACCTGTTTAAGAAATCTGCTGGGTGGGAATGGATCAGCAAAAAACCGCCAACGCACGCCGCTCTAGGAAACAAGGGAGAAGAAGACCCTGTTCTGGTTTCCGTTGCTGGATCATTCAAGGATACTGATGCTGACCACAAGTACGCATTGAAGGTAAATTTTGAAAACGCCGTCAAGATGGCTAGGTACTCAAAAGAGGCTAATGAGCCTCGCTTGCGTCCGACATCGAAGGGCGAAATTACTCTTGGAAATGTGGTCGGCAAGATCAGAACATCCCAAGGGAATGTCCACCCTGTCTACGACACGATCACGATTGGAAATAAGCCTGCGAAAGGCGTCTCCTTCATGCCTGCGGATGCCGATCACGCCGAACTAGAGAGACGCTATAAGGAAGGCGATGAGAAGGCGAAGGAAGAGGCGCAGAGACTAGTTGATGAAAAAGCAAAGAAGGCTGGGTATGATTATCAAAATGTTTATCATGCATCGCATGAACAATTTAATGAGTTTTTAACTGCGGCTGAACAAGCAGAGGCAAGAGGAGAAGATTTAGACTGGGATGAAAGCCAGATTGGAAACCTTGGTGAAGGGCATTACTTTACTCCTGACATTTCATATGCAAAACGATTTGGAACGCCACGAAAATTCCATCTAAAAATCAACAATATTGTTGATGGCAGAGATGAAGATGTGATTAAGAGAGGGCGTGAGATTCAACAGGAATTAATAGAAGAAAATGGAGGAACAACTCAAGGTGAGGTTTATGAGGAGTTGATGAAAGAGATGAATGCTGATGGCGTAATTGCCGAAGGCGCAGGAGGACTTTCCTATGGCTCTACAGAGCTTCTAGTAAAGAATTCTAGCCAAGCCAAACTTGCCGATCCATTCACCTACGATAAGGACGGCAACCTGATCCCTCTCTCTCAACGCTTCAATCCAGAGTCAAACGACATCAGGTTCATGCCAAAGAGCGAGGAGGAAGAATCAAAAAAACGATCATTCGATGTTGTTCCTAATTCATTCCAAAAATTGGTATCGGCTGGATATACTAACCAATTTGATTACAAGGGGCTTTCAAGGACATTTGAGCTTCCTGTTGGAAATATTAACCCTACAGAAAATACTAAAGACGAGAATGTACAATCGCTCGTCGACAAAATGGACAATGGAGGAACATTCACTCCAATAGTTATAGATGAGGATAACAATGTTGTTGATGGACATCATAGGCTAGAGGCGGCAAAACAAATGGGCATTGATAGAGTTCCTGTTCAACAATTAATTAGATCATCTCTTTCTTTCATGCCGTCCAGCGAGCTTCCAAAGACCGAGGACGGCAAGGTAGATTGGGAAGGATTCAAGGTTAAGACGCAGGAGATTGCCGCCCCGCTGGCGAACCTCGCTCCACTAGGTGGCATCAGCTTTATGCCTGCAAAAAAGCCAGCCATAACACAAAAAGGAGAAGATGACACATATCTCAAACAGGCATTGAAAGCAGGTAAAAATGGCAAGGTAAAGTTAACTAGACCATTCAGAGCCAACGAGGCTCTTCCAACAATGGATCAGTTGCCAGTAATCGGAAACCAAGTTGATAGAAATACTTTCAAGTATAACCAACCAGCAGAAGTCATATTCTACGAGCATGATGGAACGCCAGTTTCTTTTAAGTGGGATGGTCAGATGCTAGTCCAGCCTGCATTCAAAGACATCGCAGAGGAACACGCCGGAAAGGCCGTACAATTGGCAATGGCTGACAGGCAAACCGCTACAGGCGGCGACATGGGTGGCGTGATGCACACATTCCTGAAATCACTACGCACCATTACCATCAAAGATCCATTAACTGGCAATGACTTGATTGTGGTATGGGCAAACAACGAGTGGAAGCCTGCAAAAAACATGAAGGATAAAGTTCGTATGTTTGGAGCAAAAGACCTGCTGACTTATCTTATGGGTGAGGATGCCCATGCAAGCAATACTCGTAGCGTTAGGCGTATCTCTAATGAAATCGATAATTCTGGTTTGAATGACAAGGAGATTGATACCTTCCTGATTCTTGCAAACAAAGGAGTTAAGACGGCTAGGACGGCGGAACAGAACAAGACTATAAATGATTCTACAGCGGTTATTGAGAAGGCAAAAGAGAACATCAAAAAACAAAAAGATCCTAAAAAGAAAGATGAATTAAAAAAGCTAATAAAACTTGCTGAAAAGAGCATATCTGACGCAAAAGCTAAACTTCCGCAGTATGAAATAACTCCAGAGGAGAAAGAGTTTTCCGCAATTATAACGGCGTTCAAGTCCTCATTTACTGGATTCAAGCGAGGGACGCGATCTGAAGCAAACTTTAAGGCCAAGGAAAAAGAATTCTATGACTTCCTAAAGACTCCAAAATTCACAAAGTTACGAAAGACTATTCGCGGCAAAAAAATGATCAAGCTAGACGATACATTCAAGGGTAGAAAGGCCGCTGTTCAAAATTTACTTGGCCTGACCATCAATGGTTTCAACATCGATCACATACTGCCAATGACGGCTGATTTCAAAGGTGGTCGCATCCATCACATTGTGAGTAGCGTTGAGCTTTCTACTAACCCAGAGCTTGGTGCTGTGTATCTTGGCGATGACCCAGAGCAGGCAAAATTTATGACTCCGCTTGAGGCCGCGGCGGCGGCACAAATTAAGGCAGATCCGAATTTTGTTGTGCATGAAGCCTATGCATGGGGTATGCTTGGCCCATTAAAAGGAAACCATTTCTTAAACACAAATCCACGAACTCCTGAAGAATACTTCCCTAAATTCAGAAAGCGATATGCCGCCACCAAAGAGGACGCTGAAAAAGCCGAAAAAATCACCAACGCCAGCGAATCCAACTTGGTAAACACAATGCGCGATCAAAAGTCATTTGCTTTAGAGATGCCAAATAAACCCAAAAAATGAAAACCAGCGATTATGTAATGTTGCTAGATGAAAATGCAGATATTAAGGAATGGGAATCTGTAGGATACATCATATACACAAATCCAGATGGTATTACACACCTTGCTGTAGCGGAAGATGCTCCAGAAGAAGCGCATCATTTGGCGGCGGCGGCGGCACAAGGAGACCCAGAAGCTAATGATGAGATAATGGGCGAATACTTGACTTCAGAAGACGAATAATGCACAACTAAACAACTTATGCCTCTACGACTTTGCTCCTCCCAGAACTGCTTCACTCGCAACCTTAAAGCTGAAATTAAGGCCGGAAAGCCACAAAAACAAGCTCTTGCAATCGCCTATGCAACGAAGCGAAAGGCCAAGTCAAAAGGCAAATAATATATGGCAACTGAAATCCCTCGCAAAGAAGACCTAAAAGACATCAGCGATGCAACCTGTATGTTCATCGATCATGGTCTCTTCCTGTCTCAAGCACTGCGTCTAGCCCAAGACTTCAAAAAGGTCTATGTGTACACTCCTTGGGAATCTGGGTTCCCATCAATGACATCGTTGATCGGGACTGGATACGATGAGATTGAGGTAGTATTAAGCCCATTCCCATACATCGAAGAGTGCGATGTGTTTGTCTTCCCTGATGTGAATCATGGCCCACTCCAGCAATATCTTGCTGATCAGGGTAAGGCGGTATGGGGATGCAAAATGGGAGAGTGCCTTGAGCTTGAGCGTGAGGGATGCAAGCAGATCCTGAAGGCATTAGACCTTCCTGTCGGCAAGTATACGCACATTGTTGGTTTAGACAATCTGCGTGCATTCCTTAAAGAAAATGATGGTAAGACGCATTTTTGCAAAGTGAGTCGTTGGAGGGGAACTTTTGAGACATTCGCCTGCACGCATTATCGGGATGTGGAGCCGAAGATCGATGAGATCGAACACAAGATTGGCCCACTCAAAGAAATCATTGAATTTACTATTGAAGAGGAGTTGAAAGATCGTGTCGAAGTGGGAACGGATGGATTTGTAATTGACGGCAAACAACCGACCCAGCTTATGGCTGGAATTGAGGTTAAGGATCTTTGCTATGTGGGAAAGTTCCTTAAATATTCCGACCTTCCAGAACCTGTTCGTCGCTTCAATGACCGCATGGAGCCTGTTTTCAAAGCGTATGGATACCGAGGTTGGATGTCATCCGAGGTGAGAATTGGAGCGGATATGGAGCCTTACATGATCGATGGATGTATGAGATCGCCATCGCCTCCAAATGAACTTTGGCAACTGGTCTATTCCAATTTCTCCGAGATAATTTATTACGGCGCGCATGGAATCATGGTTGATCCAGAGCCTACAGCTACATACGGAGCCGAGATTCTTATTCATAGTTCATGGGCGGCAGGAAACTGGCAACCTGTGAACATTGAACCAGAGGTTCGTGAATTTGTGAAACTTCGCAATTCCATGAAATTTGGCGATAGGGAATACATATCTCCGATCCAAGGTGAACTGCCGGAAATTGGAGCAGTTGTGGGACTCTCTAACAAATCGATTGAGGACGCAATTGATGAGGCATTCAAGCACGCTGAAGGAGTCAGTGGGTACTACATTGACATCCCCAAGGCATCGACAGAAACCGCTTTGGAGCAGATTGCGAAGCTGGAAGAGTTGGGACTGAATTATTTCAACTCTTGAAGTCAAATAACCCTCCAGAGCATCCTCCGACACCTCGCAGAGAGGAAGACATCCCTCCGTACAAGTGATCACCATCGACTTCATTAAGCCGGAAAAGAATCGCTATGTGACACATGGCGACTGGTACGAGCATAATGGAAGTTTGCACATCACCTCGACAGCGTATGGTAACGACAACGGCAGTTTTCTGGTAGCACTGCATGAGTTGGTCGAGGCTTGGCTGTGCAAGCACGACGGCGTAGATGAGAAGGATGTCATGGCATGGGATCTTTGTCATCCCGATGCCGATGAACCCGCGGAGGTCGAAGGGTCGCCATATCGCAAGCAACACGATGTGGCAATCGCGGTTGAAAAGTTGATGTGCCAAGCGATGGGTATCGACTGGGAGAATCATCAGCGATGGGTCGAAGACTCCGCCAATGTGGTAGAAGAATGTCTAAACACTCGTCCATCCAACTAGCCCATCGTTTTGGGAAGTCTGTCATGGCGGAGGTTGCCGCTATTGCCAAAGGTCAGTCCGGCGTTACTGACGATGAGATTGTCGAGCGTATGAATGCCTGCCGGAGTTGCGAGATGTACGACGATCAGCAAAATCGATGCAATGCGTGTGGGTGTTTTTTGAATGCGAAGGCGTTGTTCAGATCCGCGGAATGCGACCTTGGGAAGTGGAAAATATTGGGATAGACTGGCTGTAGAGCCAGTGTTTATGCGGCTCAAAATAATTGTTGACGAATCATCGGTTGGGTTATAGGATGGTTGTGTCAGTAAGAAATCCAACACACACATCAAACACAACACACACACATGAACGCAAAACTAAAACTGCCACACGCATCTGAATTGAGTATCTCCGTTGATAGAATTGGAGACTTGTTCCGTTGCGAATACGAAATCGGATCTGGCTGGAACGGAGAAACAATCACTCACTACGAGGACACACCATATGAATTGGAAAAATGGATGGCTTTGCGTTTTGGAAAGCGCATAGCAAGAAGCCATTTTGTTAAACAGAATGCTGAATTTTGGAGTCCAACCTGCGTTTCTAAATAACCACACACCACACACACACACACACACATGAGCTACCCATCAACACCCTACGAAATCGAACTCCACGACAAAGACGGCTATGTGGATTTCATGGAATCCTTCCCAACCGAATGGCTGGCGTTAGACGCGATTCCGCCCATGCTAGCTAAAGCTAGAGAAGAGGCTGTCGAGCATCCTGACTGGTATGAGGGATGCTACTTCAAATTGGTTAAGCATGAGGTGGACGGCATGAGCGAATGGCGTGAACCCATTGAAAGTTTTCAAATTTGATTACCGCCATGTACACTTTTTTATCATCCAAAAAAGAACGCGATAGGTTCAGGGAACGGAATATGAAAAAGCGGCAAGCAAGGATTGAAAAAGCCGAAGCAATGAAAACTGGATACCGCGAGAGAATCTTTGCGAAGCTGGGAGAGATTCCTCCTGCAAAACCAAAGGCTAGCAAGCTGTCGATCAAGATCACCGCATATGCAGACGCGCTGTTGCAGAAGCATTATCCACCACCAGTGCAGGCCAAGCGTCAGCAGGACTATAGCGACCACCAATTCCCACCGACCTATGTTGGTCATCTGTGGGAACCAGCAGGCGAGCGCGGCTTTGAAGACTTCCAGCGAGCCTATCACGGCGTACAGCGCAGGCAGGAGACAGGCAACCTGACTCACGACCTGACTGCCTTGATCAAGTCCAAGCGGTAGGCTATCGTGGCTCCATGCTAATCCTCCTAGACCGCGACAGCGAGCCTCCGCCAAGCGTCCCACCCATTGAGACGATGGCGAAGTTTTATGAGTTTGTGGTCAAGGACATCTCGCGCCTGCAATTCTACAAGGTATCTGCCGCTCGCTATATGGAGGGACGATTCTACGCCGAGTTGTACGCTACCGAGGCTGGCTGGGTGTGGAACCTAGCCGAGATTGAGGAGGCCGCGCCATGAGCTTCAGGAGGGTCTGTAGCGCGCTTTTCAACGGAAAGCGATGGCAGATAGGGTTTGGGATGACTGGCATGACAGAAGGCAGGGTCAACGATGGAATCTGTCGTTACCATTCCAAGCGGATTGTGATCCACCGAGCAGTCAAGGGGCGCGTAGTCTCGCTGGAGGAGGCTACGATCCATGAATGCGCTCATGCCGCTTTCCCAATGATCATGGAAGAGGACATCGATGCTTTCGCGGCGACCACTGCCAAGGTACTGGCTAAAATGCAGGCCGCAGAGGGGGCGTAAAATTATTTTCACTTTTTTTTATTTTGTTGTTGCAAAACCCAAGCGTAGGCACTACTTTCTTAATTGTCAGCCACACACAACACACACAACACACACACATGAAAATCAAATACACAGCCACTGCTCCTAACGGAAAAACCATTAGCATCAATAGCACACGCCAAGTCAAAAATTGCCACATGGCAATCAATCGTGAGACTGGAGAAATCGGAGCTTTTCGTTGGACTTCAAATGACAACAAGCTCGCCAAAGCATCTGCCGCATCCTGCGGATACAGACTCGGATATTGGAAGGGTTTCAGCTATGATCGTGCAATGCAGAAAGCTCAAAATGATCAAGCTGACGCTTGCAAAGCCGAGCTTGACGCAAAATACACCTACATCATCGTTCCAGTCATCGCCGCCTAACCACAACACACACAACCTACACACACATGAGCTACGACACATACATCACAGCCGCCACAGCACTCCGCCTGCAAATCAAGGACACCCTCAAACGACGCCGCGATTGGCGTCAGCAGGGTTGGGAGTATTCATACCTCCAAGACCTCACACGGCAGGTTCGCAACAGCGTTCAGGCACTCCGCGAGCTTCGCACGATCACCCTCACCTACTAACCCACAACCCACACACACCCATGACATACACCGAACACCAAGAAGTCGCGCAGATCGAATTGACCTGCGACGAAGTCCGCAAAGAAAACGAGGAGCTACGCGCTCACATCTCGTTCCTCCGCCACAGCCTTGGAGAAATCTATAAACTCAACAGCCTTGGAAAAACCAAGAAGTTGGCTGACCTCGTATGGGATCTACGCAAATGACCACACACGAACTATCCTCACTAGAAGGACTCCTAGCCTGCCAGATCAAACTGGCAGAGCGTCACGGCCTCGACGAGATCCGCATCAGCGTTCCACGCGCACGCGAGATCCTGCATCAGGCCATCATGGGACAGCGCAGTCCCAAACCTACACCAAAAAAGGAACCGCCGTTCTTTAGCCGACTCGACGCAATTCACTTCACATCATAAATATATGCTTGACACTGATACCGAAGCGTCTAAACCCAACCAAATGGATACACACCCATACAAAGCAGGCAAAGACGATATGCGTGAGCAATTGCTCGCGTTCATCTACGAACGCTACTGCTACTACCGAACCTTCTTTGGGAAGGAATCGCAAACAGCATTAGAACTGAAGCGCATCATCCTCGACATCCGCGAGGATCAGGCGAAAGAAGAGGAAAAAAACAATTATACATCAATCGACGAGTAGTATAACCAAATGCATTCATACATAACATACAGGCAGGAACAAGTATATTCTCCTCTGATCCCATACATTTGGGTCATGTTGGATAGTCTTGACAAGAAAGGTCTTTTACAACCTAAATTGCGGCCTGCGGTAAAAATGCCGCTGAAAGAAAAAATCCAAAAACTTAATTTATGGCAAAAGAACCGACAAATCATCCCGCCTTTCCCGTCCATCCTTATCAAGGAGACGAACTCAACCCACCAGTCAGAAGCAACTCCGGCATGAGCATGAGAGACTTTTTCGCTGGATGTGCCTCAATAGGATTGGTCAACGAAAAACTTGCATCCGACCCTGATGTGGTAGCCGAAAACGCGTATGCGTTTGCCGATGCCATGCTTCAGGAGCGTTTTTACACAACCCGAAAATAAAAAACTATGTGGCATAATAACCCTAAAAATCCCATGAAGATGAACCCGCCGAAATCTCCGGCAAAGCCCGCGGCATTAAATGCCAGCGCGGAACCCAAATCATCGAGCGCAACAATCAAGATGGCCTCACCTGAAATCAGAGTCGGTTTAGATTCGATCAGGCAACCCAAGTCATCGATGATCAAGCGAGTCGGCCCAAAAAAGACGCCTACGCTCACGAATGACATTTCAATGCCGAAGGTTCCAAAGATCAAGAAACCCAAGGTAATGAAAGCAAAAAAACCCAAGATGCCATGAGCAGTAGCACTTGGCCTGATGCCGTCATGATGATTGCCGTTCTGATATTCAGCGGGTATATCATCTGGATTCACAATCGATATTAACCAACCAAAACCACCATGTCTGAAGATACAACACCCACAATCTCCCCAGAGGAGATCGCCGCCACTGGAGCTACTGGAGTCGCTCCTGATGCGCCAGCCAAGGCTGAACCCAAGAACATTCAGGAACTTGTAGCCGCCATCGACATCAGCGGAATTTCTGAACACGAAATTATCGTAGACCTGATCGCCGGAATTCAGCAACTCGCTGTCCGCGGAACTATTGCTTTAGGACTCCTAGAGCGTCTTGCCAAGGCACAGGAAGATGCCGCAGAAACGCCAGCAGAGTAATTCGTTCCCTCCCGTAGAGGACACCCTGCGTAAAAAACAGGGTATGCCTCCGGCAGGAGAGGTGTTAAAATCACCTGAAACAAACAAGTCCAAACCAAAGTTAAAATGAAAGCCAACAATTCATTCAAGCGCGCCGCCAAAGCTATTGCCGGAGCCGGAGAGGTTGTTCTCCCTCGCTCTCATGCCGAACAACCTGCCGGAGAAGACACGAAGCGAAAGAATCCCCAGCGTATGGACATCCTTCGACGCCATGCGCTTTCCAGCCGCAACAATGATAACACATAAACAGGAGAATGAATGCACAGAAGCCGCGCTTCAGTACATCTGGTTAAAATATGGAAAAGAAAAACCCTCACCTACAACGGCACATCCTGAAAACGGAGACTTATCACGAACTGATGAACAGCCGGATTCATCCCAAGACCAGAAAGAGTTTGCACAGCAAGCTGGGCGGTCTTGCGAAGGGCATGAAGATCAAACCAATGGAGGATAACAAATGAAAAAAGGACTATGGTACAACATCCATGCGAAGCAACAGCGCATAGCTAATGGATCCGGCGAACATATGCGTAAGGTTGGAAGCGCGGGCGCACCTACAAACGCCGCCATCAAGAAGTCACAAAAAACATCCACGAAAAAATGAGCGAAAAGAAATTTAAGAAAGTAGTTACAAATCCTGACACAGGAAAGAAGAACACGATCAGGTATGGCGCGAAAGGATACTCAATTGCTCCTCACACGAAGAAGGGCGACTCATACTGCGCGCGTAGTGCAGGACAAATGAAAGATCACCCTGCGGCGGCGCATGATCCAAACTCCCCACTGCGCTTGAGCAGAAAAAAGTGGGCGTGCATTGGAAAGCGTAGCGCAAGATGAGCGAGGCAATTCCAAAGAACCAATTCGGATGGGGCGGCGGCAAGGGCGACTATGAAAGACCAGTAAATCGCCGTGTGTTCAGGGAGAACATCGATAAGATCAAGAAAGGCCCAATGCGCGGTACAGCCGTCGCCAAGAAGGGCGGCAAAACAACCTATAAATATTCATGAAAGTCACAAAGAAACTCGTAAAGCATCTTACCAAAATTGGCAAAATCGGAGGCAAGGCGACCACCGAAAAAAAGGCAAAAGCGGCTATTGAAAATGGCAAAAAGGGCGGCAGGCCAAGAAAACATCCTGTCCGCCAAGCCGCATAAACAGAGGCTGTAGAAACTATTTTCATTTTCTGAAAGATTTTCCTTGGAAACCCAAGCGATGAGTGCAATATTGGTCGTGTAGTCAATCAACACACACCAACACACATGAATACAACACATGCCATCAAACTTGCTTACTATAAGCCTTGCGGAACACCATTTGCTCTAACTTCTTCAACTTGGTATAGAGCGCATCATTCGGCTATTTGCACACGCACTGGTCAACTTAACACCAAAAAACAAGTTCTTAAATGGATCAAAAAAACAAAGATTGAAGAATCATCCATCGCAGACATTTTAGCCGCATTAAAATAATTCTTTACACGCAATCCCAAGCGCATATATAAACCTTCCCTGTAGTCACAAACACACACACCCATGACATCCAAATACAACAAAGCAGACTTCGACGCTCTTCCACACAGCATCCGCGCAAAGGCTCTGGACATCGCACAGCGTGCGTATGAATCCGCCGCCTGCATGGGTCACAAGAACCCTGACGCTTACGCCGACAAAAAGCACGATCAGTACCTGATCGATTACATGGAGGGCAATCGCTATGATCGTTGCCCTGACTATGCGCTCCCAGTCCAGCACGCTTTCAAGCACCGATAATCACCAACCAAACCAAACAAACACACATATGGCTAACACCACATCAACCCTAAACTCCGCCCTAGTAGCCGCCCTTGGCGAGCTTCGTAATCTTGCAAAAGACAAGATCAACCCACACTTCAAATCGAAGTTCACCAGCCTTGACGCCATCCTCGACGCCACGCGCCCTGTGCTTTCCAAGCATGGGCTGGCAATGTCGCAGGAGCCAGTCTATGAGGACGGCATGGCAGGCGTCGTTACACGAATCATCCACGCTGGCGGTGAAAGCCGCGAGAGCAAGCTCCTCTTGCCTCTACGCGACCAGTCCGCCCAAGGCGTTGGATCTTGTTTGAGCTACGCTCGCCGTTACTCCGCCGCCGCTGTTTTAGGAATTGCTAGCGACGAGGATGACGATGGTCAGGTCGCCAGCACACCTAGCAAAGCGGTGATCGCAAAGCCAGCGTTCAAGAAGCCAGAGCCTGCGCCTTTACCAGAGCCTACCACCCCAGCCGCCAAGGACGAGTGGGAGATCATGTTCAAGACGATGGAGGCGTACAAGGTCTCCGAGGAGCAGGTTCGCTCATTCTTGCTAGCCAAGGGCGTCGAGGTTCCAGAGTTCCTGATCGACCTGCCGCTCGCTGTTGCCAAGCGCGTCAACGAGAAGTTCGCGGACATCGTCACCTCTACCAAGAAATAATATGACCGACGAACGCAAAGACAAGATGTCAGGCAGTGCGATGGCTAGCTACGCCGCCTGCGCTGGCAAGTATCAGCTAGAGATCACCTGTCCCCCCAGCGAGTCTGGGGCGGCGGCGATCATGGGCAATCGCATCCACTCATACCTCGCCGGAGATAAGGTAGAGCCGGAGCTTAACGATGAGGAAATGGACATCGCTGATCGTTGCCATCAAGAGTACCTTGAGATTAGGGAGGCTGTTGGCCTTGGAGATCCTGACAGCAGTACCATCGAAAAGCGGCTCTGGTATGGAGACCAGTGGTCAGGCCAGATTGACCGCATCGACCACTACGGAGATGACACTGCTCTGGTCGTCGATTGGAAGACGGGCAGGGTCGGTACAGGAAACACGGCGGCGGAGAACCTCCAGTTGAGGGCATACGCAGTAGTCGTGAAGAAGAACCTGCCATCGCTCAAGAGGATCCTAGTAGCCATCGTCCAGCCTATGGCGGCAAAGTTCACCATCGCGGAGTACAACGAGAACGACCTGATCCAAGCCGACGAGCAGATCCAGTCCATCGTCAACGCCGCGCTCGTTCCCAACGCTCCAAGGACTCCATCGCCGGACGCCTGCCGTTATTGCCGCGCCAAGGCCATCTGTCCTGAAGCTGGCGGAGTAGCTACCCAGTTGGCAGAGGTGAAGGCGGACATTGTTACAACACTTACCAACGATCGGATAGCCGACTTCCTTGAGAAGGCCGCGGTAGTCGAGTCATTCATCGAATCCCTGCGTGCCGAGGCCAAGCAACGCCTTCAGGATGGTCAGGAGATCGCCGGATACAAACTCCAAGCCGGACGCACCAGCCGGAGCATCGACGATCAGGAGGCACTTGTAGCGAAGCTGGCGGGCAAGCTATCCGTATCTGCCATCATGTGCTGTTCCAAGATTTCACTCCCAACGCTGGAGAAACAATTTGCCGTCGCCACAGGGTTGAAGGCAAAGGAAGCGAAAGTAGAACTTGAGTCCATCCTCGCGGATGTTCTCACAACCAAAACCAGCGCGCCCATCATGGTGCGTGCAAAATAAACAAAACAATGCAAAACAAACCGACACAGAAAGAAATAAATATCATAACCGCTCTTGGTTCAGATGTATCAGAGCAACTTGATGATCATTTCAAAATGATACTCATCGAACTCAACTCCAAGCTCCAGTTATTGGCAGATGCAAAGATCATCGATTGCGAAGAAGCTGACTGGTACAAGTGCAAGGCATTACACCTAGCAGTAGACTTTCTCCTAGATAAGGAGGATGAAGAAATCGAGCAGGAGTTATCCGGCTCTAACAAAGAAACAGAAAGGGCATACTAAAATGGCATACGAACACAAAGAGGGTCGCGGGACAATTTTCCCCAACGACTACAAGCAGGAAGAAAAGCACCCTGACTTCAAGGGCAAGGCAATGTGGAAGGGCGAGTTGATCGAGATTAGCCTTTGGGAAGGCGAAACATCGAATGGCGTGAAGAAGTTCAACGTCCAGATCAGCGAGCCTCGCGCACCGAAGGACAAGCCTCAAGGCTTCATCAAGCAGAACGCGCAGTCTTATAAGAAGCCTGCCGCGCCTGAACGCGAAGACGACATCCCGTTCTAAAAATGAGCGCAGTAGTTTCCAAGAAGAACGTCAAGGACGGCGATACATACATCTGCGACGACTGCGGTGACCCGATCATGGGAAGCCGCATACTCGCAGGCGAGATGGTCTATTATGTGAAACAGGATTTATCCAATCCGCATAATAACCGCTACCGCTGTGCCGACTGCCAAGACGATCTCTGGAATAACTACTGATGGAAAAAGTCTCATTCATAGTTCCTGTAGTGCCAGCCTCCATGCAGGGGGCTGGCAAAAGGGCTATGTGCATGGGGGGACGAGTAATTTTTTTCAAAGAAAAACGAGCTAAAGACTATGAATCTGTAATCAGATTTTATGCTCAACCACACATTCCAAATAAAAAATTCTGTGATCCTGTAAAGTTGACTATTGCCTTTGTGTTAAAGCGTCCTGTTTCACTTAATGGCAAAAAAATTTATCAAGGCAGGCTTCCTGCTACCAAGCGTCCTGATCTGGACAACTTAATCAAGTTCAGCGTACAGGATTGCCTAAACGAGTTTTGGGAAGATGACTCGCTTGTGGTTCAAATTGCCGCATCAAAGTGGTTTGCCGCTATTGACGAAACTCCAAAAATTGAGATTGCTATAGAGCCAATAGAGTGTATTAAATGAACGAAGCCACAGGGAGTTGACGCTCCGAGTGGCCTCTTACCTCAACCATACTTTTACTATGACTGAAGCTGTTCAAAATGTAGATGCCGTTGTGCATCGTTACAAGCGCGGAGATGTGCGCGATGATGGGAAAATTTTTTGGGATTACAAAAAAGGTTGCAAAAATGGGCAACATTGGGTAACTCCAGATCAATATATTAAATATAAAGAATCTGTTTACCTATATAATAGGTCTAAATTAAGAAAAGATGTTTGCAAAAGACACAGGCAGACTGACTTATGTAAATCTCAAAGCAAAAAATATAGATATTCAGAAAAAGGAAAAACTCGCAAAAGAAAATATAAGTATGAAAAATATCATAAAGATGATTTATACAAAATAAGAGAAGGGATCAGGGCATTGTTGTATGTTTCTTTTAAGAAGTCTGGTTTTTCAATGAAATCCAAGACGGCAGAAATACTTGGATGCTCTTTTGAAAAGTTTAAGTCATACATTGAACAAAGATTTCAAGAAGGAATGACATGGGATAATAGATCCGAATGGCATCTTGACCACATAGTTCCAGTATCGCTTGGTAAAACAGAACATGAAATCATCAAGCTGAATCATTACACGAATTTTCGTCCGTTATGGGCGAAAGAAAATCTTGCCAAAGGCAAGAGGCAGACAATACAACTGCAAATGTCGGTATAACCCCAATCCATCAATACATCACATGACATCAAACCAGATTGAGCTGGAGTTCGCTCCAATCGTACCAGAGTCACGCGAGGCTGGCATCTACAGCCGCTTCCTCAAGTTCCATGAGGCCAACCCTCATGTTTATAGCAACCTAGTTTCCCTTGCCCGCGCTTTCCGGCGCAAGGCACAGAATCACAACAGGAAGATGGGCATTGCCATGCTCTTTGAAGTCCTTCGATGGAATTACTTCATCGAGGTGGATCAGGGCGAGGAGGAGTTCAAGCTATCCAATGACTTCCGCGCCCCATACGCTCGCAAGATCATGGCGGACGAGCCTGACCTGTCAGACGCATTCAACATCAAGACATCAGTCGTAGACTAAAATGGACATCATCGAATCATTCAACAATTGGTATAAGACCGAAGGCATCAGGACACCAGTACCAGCCGGAGAGCATCACCATGAGTATTATCAGCGCATCGCCTATGAAGCCGGAGTTCAAGCCGCGATGAAGCATTGCGTGAACATCATTGACGAAGTAGAAGCTCGCCTGAAAAAGAAATGAACTACTACTCATTCCATGTGGGTGACTTTTCCGCCCACACATCACACCTGTACCCGATGGAAGAGCTGGCATACCGCCGGATGCTCGACCAGTATTACCTATCCGAGTCGCCGCTACCAGCGGATCCAGAGAAGGTAGCACGCCTAATCGGCATGAGGGATCAGTCAGCTATGGTATCTGAAATCTTATCTGAATATTTTGTGAAATCAGATGATGGTTGGACGAACAAGCGTGCCGATGAGGAGATCGCAAAGTACAAGGCCAAGGCATCACGCGCAACAGCCGCAAACCTCTCGCGCTGGGCGAACGCTACAGAGAAGAAATCTGATATCAGAACGAAATCAGTTCCCAACCAAGAACCAAGAACCAATAAGCCTATCATAAAAAAGGAAAAGGTCGCTGAAGCTCCTGTTGTTTTTCCTACGGAACTTGATACGGATGAGTTCAAGCGGAATTGGGAGCAGTACCTCAACTATCGAAAGGAGCGCAAGCTCGCCACCCTCAAGGCGTCATCCATTGCCACCAAGCTCCAAGAGATGGCAGGATGGGGTCATCAGGCGGCGATCAGATCAATCGGTAACAGCATCAGCAACGGATGGCAGGGACTCTTTGAGCCTAACAACCCTGCCGTTTCAGTAAAGAACCCAACACAAACATATAAACCCAGCAAATATTCAGGAGTATTCTAGTCATGGAAACGATTTCAACGAATTGCATAGATTGTAACAGCATCTTTGATGCCGAAAACATAACCTTCAACGGACGAACCCTGTTCAGTAACTCCATCTGCCCCACCTGCCTCGACAAGCGAGTAGAGGAGTCGGAGCGCAATCGCCAGCGCGAAGTCCTAGAAAGCCGCAGGAATGCGTTTTGGAGCGAAGTGCCTAGATTGTACGCAGAAACTGATAAAGCGCGCTTACACGCCAACCTAGCGCGTGCAATCGATAGCTGGGAGTACAGCCCAAAGGGACTTGGCATGATCGGAGAGTCAGGACTGGGAAAGACACGCGCCGCCGTCGAGATCCTCTACAGGGAACACGAAATGGGTCGGAGCATCTGCTTCCTCAAATCCACCAAGTTAACCCAGCACGCGCAGGACAGGTTCAATCACGACGACCAGATCAAGCACACCGCGGAAGTCCGGCTACGCAAAGCCTACACCTGTAAGCTGTTACTCCTCGACGACCTTGGCAAGGGACGCCTACCAGCGTCAGCAGAGGAACTCCTATACGACCTGATCGATGAAAGATCAGAGCGCGGACTACCTATAATCTGGACATCCAACGCCAACGCCGATGACCTCAACTCCATGCTATCAAAAGACCGCGGTGAGGCAATCATCCGCCGACTCGTTGAATTCTCATCCATCGTAACCCTATGAAAACAAACACAAAAACAAAGCCAGCACCCAAACTCAAGCGCGGAGACTGGAACAAAACAAAGACCAAGCAGTTCTGGGCTATGCACCCATCAGGACGCGAGATGTGGGTCACCCCAGAGCGAATGGAGAAGGCTGTCCTAATTATGAAGATGAAATGGTAATCCACCCTGAACCAGATCCAGACGATATATGAGACCCAAAATCATCCTCACAACTGAAAACAATCAACCTGAAAAACCAAGGTGCGTACTTTGCAATCATCCAACAGACATCTACAGCGACACGCGCCTCTGCGAAGTCTGCGATTCATCACAAAAGATGAAAGGCATCCCTTTCCCTGAAATCACCGATCACGACGAACAAATTTGTGAAGTATTAGCTTCAGATGTTGAATTTTACAAAGACATGATCAGGTCGCTTCGTAAATGCCTCGCTCAAGAGAAAAAAGCGCGCCGCAAGGAAGTCAGATCACTCCATAAATCAAACCTACAAAACAAGAAAGAACGCGATGAAGCAAAGCTAGCATTCAAGATACTAGGAGATAAGTACGACGACCTCATCAACGAAATCAAAGCAAAACAACAATAGCATGGCATTCACAATCCCAGTACCAGACCATGTCATCATCGAAAGCATCAAGCTATCCTTCGCCTCCAAACTAGGCAACCGCAACGATGGATCAGACGGCTCCGAAACCGAACAACTTGTGGGCATCATAGGCCAAAACACCATCCTCCATACCCTAGATCGCGAACTCATGCAGGAATCAACCCAACACGACGGCGGAAGCGACCTGTCCATCTATGGCATCCTATTCGATATCAAGACAATGGGTCGAACCTGCACACCAAAGCTCGACTACATCAACAACCTAATCGCCTCACAGACATCCCTTGAATGCGATGCCTACATCTTTACAAGCCTAAACAAAAGAAACCTGCGACTAACCATCTGCGGGTGGATGCCAAAAGAACAAGCCATGCTATCCGGCAACCTATACAAAAAAGGCGAAGTCAGGACTCGCGAGAACGGCACTCAATTCGCAATGAAGGCAAACACATATGAGATCGAAAACAGCCAGATCAACTACACGGCTAAAAGCATTCAGGATTTGCTTATGCAAATAAAAGACTATGCGCTGGCTCAAAAATACACATCTTCTGTCACTAATCGTCAAGCATATAATCTCTTTACAGAGTAAGATAATTAGTTAAGGTCGTTAATCATTAATGTTGTTACATAAGAGAAATTCTCCCACCCACTTCTATGCCGATTCTCAAAAACCCTGAACACGAACGATTCTGCCGCCTGATCTCGCAGGGTCTCAACCAGACCGAGGCGTTCCTCAAGATCCGCCCCGATGTCCAAAAGAAGTCGGCTCCTGTTACCGCCTGCCATTGGGCGGCTAGGCCGGAGGTGAAGACCCGCCTTGCCGAAATCAAGGAGGTAATCGACAGCCAGTTCGCGATGCAGATCGGTGAGAAACGTGATCTACTCCGGCGCATGGCCTTGGGAGAACTACCGACCAAGATCACCAAGAAGTCTAATGGTCAGGTCGAGGCTACCTTCGATAGGTTGGCGGCATTACAGGCCGATGCCAAGCTGGGCGGTGAATATGCGCCTGAACAACACATCGTGACCACTGGGCCTACCCTGAAGCTGGAGTTCAATATGGTGGGTCGCAACACGAATCTGACGCCGGAGCTAGAGGAGGAGTGGAAACGCCTGAACGCGCCTCCGGAGGTACGCACCTATAACGAGCCAGTGACGATTGAGGCGGAGTTTGAGCGGTATCAGGATATGGAGATCGATCAGGATCCGCCGTCCCTGAAGGCTGTTACAGAGATAATCGATGAGCTGGAGACCTAATTCCATTATTTATGAGTGCTATTATCTGTAGTTATTGATTATCTACTCTGATGACCGCCTCCGATATGCCTATCATAGCCCATGTTACATCGATACTTTTCCTCATAGGATTTGCTTTCTTTATATGTATTATAGCTAAAAAGACCCGCAAGGTAGTCCGCCGCGGCAATAAAGCCGTCAGACGCCGGAAGAAAGCAGGCTTTTAATTACCCGCTTGACGCGCCATCCGCGGGATGTTAAAAGATCCTCACTATGGCTAATTTTATTGAAGGCAATCTTTACGCAACCAATGCGACTCCCGCTCTCCAGTACGGGACGAACAAGTCTACGACTACGACTAACACGCAGTCTGCTAACGAGCCACAGGTCATCTGGTCATGCAAGAAGGTCAGCAAGACCTTTGTTACTTTCCTTGATCATGAGAACACTATCAGGAGGCTTCGCAAGCGCGCCGACCTCCTTGGTAACTTCGTGTACCCATTCGGTCGTTTCGCCGGATGCCCTGTCCTCCGAGCCGAATACACGCTTGGTAAGGACACCAACAGCGGTCAGCAGTAATCAGCGTTTCTTGCTGGTCTTGGCTGGAGTCTTCACGACTGCGCGCCCGTAGATCGTCTTCTCGCGGGTGGCGTCCGGCAGGTTCTGGACGAAGATCCTCATCCGCAAGGCGTAGTCTGGATTCATCAGGCTGATCAGGTGTGAGAACTCCTCGCCCGCGGCGGCTAACTTGGTCGCCTCTGTGTATGTGTGTATCTGTAGCTGGTCGTACTGGCTCTTCATAGTTGCCAACTTGTATCATATGCCCTAACTAATTCAACGCATGAATGAAGAAAAACAAGACACGGGATATCGACTAACTCCACCTCACTCAATCAAGGTCTATCATGGACACGCGCTGAAGATCCGGCAGGAGGCCGACAGGGATGAGGAGATGGGCATGATGTACGCGGCGCAGTACATCCTGATGAACACGACTAGGAACGCGGTGGCTGTCAGTGAGATAGACGCCAAGATGTCGGAGCATATCGTCCGGCAGTATGTCCAGCACCTGTTGGACTTCGATCAGTTTGAGGCGGCGGCGACGATCCTATGGGGGCCGGATGTGTACGACTGGAGGCCGCGGTCATCTCGTGACACATGGCGGTGTCTATTTGCGGGTGACAAGTTGATGGTTCAGGGAGCCGGAGCTATGGGCAAGTCATTCGGCGCGGCGGCATGGTTCTATTTGGACTGGTGGCGTGACCCAGAGTACACCTGCATCAAGGTGATCTCTCTGACGAAGGAACACGCGGAGAGGAACATCTTTGCGAACATCAAGACCTTCCATCGGACTGCGCTGGTGAAGCCTGTGACCGATCAGGAGGAGAAGGCGACGAGCATTCAGGTGACCAACGACAGCAAGCAGGGGATCCATCTGGTGGCGATCCCCAAGGGCGAGAGCGGTCATGGAACCCTGCGTGGATTCCATCCGATACCGCGGTCAGGCAAGGAGCATCACAAGTGGGGGCGTCTGTCGCGCACCCATGTGGTGTTGGACGAGGCCGAGGAAGTCCCTGTGGGCGTTTGGGAAGGTATCAACAACATCCTGTCTACGGCGGATTCTGACAGCTACAAGGGTCACATCAAAATCTTTGGTGCGTCGAACCCGCGGGATAGGACGAGTGACTTCGCGCAGAGATGCGAGCCGAAGGATGGCTGGGGATCGGTGGACTGCGAGGATGACTTTGAGTGGGAGTCGCGGGAAGGTTACCATGTGTTGAGGCTGGACGCGGCGCGCTGTGAGAATGTGATCGAGAAACGGATTGTCTACGCAGGCTTACAGACGTATCAGGGATTCATGTCGTACATCTCGCGAGGCCGGACTGCGGAGGCGATGACGATGGCCCGCGGGTGGTTCCCAGAGGAAGGACAGGCGATGGGGATCATCACGCCTGCCATGATGGACAACGCCATTGGTGTGGTACGATTTACTGGGCCTGTGGTGGCTCTGGCGGCGTTCGACTTGGCACTGGAGGGTAATGACCAAGTCATGTGTTCTTTCGGGCGTTTTGGGCTGTCTGATGGGTGGACACCGCAGAGCGGTCAGTTTATCCCGTTCAAGGCTCCGAAGGTTGTATTGCAACTGGACTCGCAGATACCCTTCCCAAAAAAGGCGACGTTGGAGCAGACGCAGGCGATCATCAAGTTTGCGAAGACGATGAAGATTAGTCCCAACTGGCTGTGTGTGGATCGTACTGGCAACGGCGCGGGCATTCACGACTCGTTGTGTTCGTTATTTGGGCGCGAGGTAATGGGAGTGAATTACTCATGGGCGGCGACTGACACTCACATTCTGGGCGACGATAGTCAGAAGGCGTCGGAGTTGTACAACGGCGTCGTGACCGAGTTGATCTTTGGGTTGGCAAAGTATCTGGAGTTTGAGTACCTGAAGATCAGTCCTAGCTTTAGGAATGAGACGCTGATCCGGCAGGCAACGGCGCGCAGGTATAAGCAGAAGGGCAAGGGTCTGGTGAGGGTGGAGAGCAAGGGTGAGTATTGCAAGCGGACGAGGAGCAAGTCGCCGGACGAACTGGATTCGCTGTCGATGTTGGTGTTCCTGATGCGCCAGCGGGGTGGGAATGTGGCTACGATGACCGAGACGAAGCCGGAGGGCAACTCGCGCCAGCGTGAATTGCAGAGCCTTGTTGACAAGATGGAGTTTGTTGATATGTCTGACTAGCTATGAATACAGACAACCCATTACCAAAGTTTCCGTACACAGGACGGCGGTTTACTAGCACCGAGGCGTTCTTGGATGACAAGCCGATCCTTCCGTACCATGAGGTGACCATTGAGGATAATGTCGCATGGAAGGTAAACCCTGACTGGGTGAGCGCGCCATACTATGAGGTGTTGGATCACCAGCCTGAAAGTGGCTACTTCAGGAGGTTGAAGGATTCATGAAGCCGAAACATAAATGCCCAGCCTGCGGTACGGAATGCAAGCAACACCAGTGCAAGGCGTGTCAGGAAAAAGCGGCTATAGTCTACAAACGCATGGGTAAAAATAGGCCATAACCTCATTATAGAATCGTATTTACTCTGTAAAATGTGCTATAATCGGTAAAAAAATTTCATATTACCCTTTGGTGTAATGGGAACACATCTCCCTTTGGAGGAGAAATTCATGGTTCAAGTCCATGAGGGGTAGCCAATTTATAGGGAGTTTAGGAAGTTTAGCGAGTTTACAAAGGCTTGACACTTTTTGATAAATGAATAGGATTTGTATCTGCTAGGGTTGATTGACCCTGTAACGGCGTTCCCTAGTGGATGCTGTTTATTAGGTTGAATCATCATAATCGGAGGAGGCATTGAGGGGTCAAGTCTGGGGGATGTCAACCAATTGTTGCGAACCAGAGGAGATAGCGACCTGAACCTCCTCCGATTTTTTTCTTTTCTTTTTACCAGCTTGGGTTTTTAATTGAGCTTCATGAATACATCAACCACCGACACCACACAAACGCCTAGGACGGATGAGGCTTGCGAGGCAATGGGCCTAAAGGCCTTTGTAGTGCCAGTAGAAACCTCCCGCCAGCTAGAGCGAGAACTCGCCCAAAAAACCAACGAGGTCGAGAGGCTCCGCAAAGTCATGCGAGAATATATCGACTTTATGGATGAGAACCTTGGAACAACTGCCGATTGGCCTATGGAAGCGGCATTTGATGACGAAACTACAGCGCAACGCCATTGCGATCTACTCAACGCCATGAAGCGAGAAGTGAAACCAGAGGACATCAACTAATATGTACGGAATCCAAGATAAGATTAACCAAATCCTGCGAGGGGCAGAAACCATTCGCAAGAATCAATCCATGAAACCATTACAACCCGTCAATTCTACTACAACATTCTTTGCTGGGAAGGAACCACAGACACTCGACAACGAGGTCGAGAGGCTCAAAGAAATGGTCATGGATGCCGCAAAGCGTGGCGACGAACTCGCCGCTCATTGGAAAGAGCGAGCCGAGAAAGCCGAGGCGATCATCAAACAACTCAACCATTACGCAGGGATCATTGAAGGATTCCAAAACACAGACAAATGAACCAAAACACCACACACTCCGAAACTGGAAATGGAAACCATTCTCTTGCAGACTTTACGATAAGCAGACTTCAAGAGGCTCTTGAAATTGCCAACAAGTCTGCCGACGACCAAATGTTCCAGAAGCTAGAAGCAGAGAACGAGGTCGCAAGGCTCCGCGAGCTTCTGAACCGAGCTTTGGAATGCTTAAAGGTTTATGGAGGCTTTTTAGGTGTAGAAGCCGCGAGACAAATCTCCGAAGAACTCGCCCCCACGCCAGAGGAACCAGCAAAACCTGCTTGCCACAACACCACGCACAAGTTCAGCCATTGCGATTGCAAGCAACCTTCAGAAAAGGACACATCCACCGAAACCTGTCCTTCTCAAAAGGACACCCAATCCTAATGAACACCGACACCTTTAACAAAGCATTAGACGCTTGCGTTGAGTACAGAAAGCAACTTGACGAGAAAACCAACGAGGTCGCAAGACTCCGTGAGTCCCTAGACCGATACGAGGACATCATAAACAAGCAAGATGATGAGTTGATAAGACTCCGTGAGGAGAATGCCGAACTAAAACAAGGAAAGGTCTTTGTTGATCCCAAGTGGATCTACAGCCTAGAAGCCCAATTAGCAAAAGCTCACGAAGAACTTTGCCAAGCAGGACTCCGAGAATATGGAAACTAAAAATAAGCCAAAGCAAAAATGGATTCCTAACCCAAACTACGCAACTGCAACTCATGAGGTTGATCCAAAATTGCCAGTGTATGATCAGATAGAAACCCTAGATGGGGTAACGATGGACGAATGGTATAGAGGGTTTGCAAAGATCTTAAGCACGGAACTAACAGAGTAATCTGTTAAAAAAAACGCTACATATTTTTAACACTATGACGAAAAAGCATACACTATTTCTGACAAAATTTATTATTCAAAAGTAGTATAAACGATTTATTACCAATTGGTAGTACACATTCAATAGTATTTAGTGGTTCAAATTCAATAAGAATAAGTCAGCAATACCAAACACTACACCAATTTGTGCATGTTACATAAAGAAAGTGTAGTGATCACACTACATACTTTGCACTTGTGTAGCAGATCGTAGACATCTCTCAAATGTTGATGATCGTAGACACCTGATTGCTCACCGAATTATACCTGATTGGGTATGATTCATAAGTTATAAATCACAATTATCACCGCAAGGGTATATTGTCATGTCGATGAATCCGCGTTTTCTGTACATGAGAGCGTTGATATGTACACGATATCGACATTTACTTTACACAACGACGATTTAAGTAAAGTGCGCTTTACACAAAAGAAAAGACCCTCACTCGCACATGACAACGAGTGAGGGTCTAGCACTAGCACACACTAACAAAATGGACGCCCTCTCGCCTTCAACCCAAAGACGAGAGAGCAGTTGAGAATCTACAGCACAAGAGAATCGCAACGATGAAAATATGCCGTTGACAATGATGTGGCGCAAGGATAATCGTAATAAATCTACAGCACAAAAGTAGATATCGTAACCACTGGAAATCGAGATTGTGTCGAGCCACTGGCGAAGGCAGGAGCCGCGCATAACCCTCGCGGCTTAATTCGGAGGACACACACTCCAACCTCATTGCGCTCCGATTTGAGAGCAGGCTAATCCTTGGGCTGTGGCATGAGAGACGCTTTTCGTCATATGTGATATTGATCTGATTTCAGATCTCACTTTTATCTTTTCTATTTTCTTTGGGGGGTTTCTTTTTATCTTTTCTTTTTAACGCTGGGTGATCAATTCTAACCTTCTATGACAACTACAAATAAATTAGATGAGCTACTGGATTCAGGAATGATAAACGAAGACGCCCTGACGGCGGACGGCTTCGACGAATGCGTGATCGGCGCAACAACTGATGGATGCGTAGTCTACGAGGCTGGCAAGATGGTCGATCAAATGGTAACTGAAGGCATGGAATACAATGACGCCATAGATCATTTTTACTACAACATCGCAGGCGCGTATGTCGGTGAATTCACCCCAATCTATGTCTGGCTATAATATGGAAATCAAAACACCCACCCACATTGAGCAGGTAGCAGTCAAAAAACTGATACCATACGCTAGGAACAGCCGCGCTCACAGCGACATTCAGGTGAGTCAGATCGCCGCCAGCATCAAGGAGTTTGGATTTACGAACCCTGTGCTGATTACGGACGAGTGCGACATCATCGCAGGTCATGGTCGCGTACTTGCCGCCAAGAAGCTAGGACTGGATTCAGTACCCTGCATCAAGCTGGATCACCTGACAGAGACCCAGCGGCGAGCCTACATCATTGCCGACAATCAACTGGCACTCAACTCAACATGGAGTTTTGATATGCTTTCTGTTGAAATTGACGAGTTAAATGACGCCAAGTTTGATGTGTCGCTACTTTCCTTCACCAACGAACAACTGGCAGAAATGATCGGATCTCCTGAAGAACCAGTAGATAATGGCCTGAAAGCGGATGAAAAGGAGAGAGAAACGTGCATTTGTCCCAAATGTCATCATGAATTTGTAAAGTAGTTATTACTTGCCCTTGGCTTCTAAATAACATATCACACCCTAATGGCAAAACCGATAATCGGGATGATTCCGCCTTCCGGCTGGCATTACATTGATGGTGATGTACGGCTGGATGGGCATAGCTACGACAACCTGAAGAGCGTTGTTGAGAACTATCGTGCCGAGAACGGACTTCCATCAGGCGATGTTGAGGGCGACATCAATAGCTTCATTTGCTCCAATTGGCCTACATTCTGTCATGGCGTTGACATGGTATCAATTACTAGCGTCAACCCTGATACGGCGTCCACAGAGCTTCGGAATGACATCCAAGCATGGGGAAAGAACATCTTAAATAGTAATCGACAGCACCTGCTTGTTACAGACGAGCTGGCAGAGGCTCGCGCAAAAATCTGTAATGTCTGTCCGAACAATGTAAATTGGAGGGGCGGGTGTTCTTCCTGTGTCTCAACAACCGAGCGACTTGTTGCAAGTGTCCGGCAAGGTCGAGACACGATTACAAGCCCAATGCTTGGCGGTTGCAGTAGCATGAGGCATGACAACAGGACGGCTATTTTCTTTGACAGGTCAGAGCTTCACAAGCCATCTGATCTGCCATCGAATTGCTGGGTAAATATCTAATTATGGCAAACCTAAAACCACTTCCTCCGAAAATTACAGATGCATTTGCAAATAAATCCGCAAGAATTGCTGACGCGCATGATAAACCACGCATTCTTGACCTCGATGTGGTTGACCCAGATATTGGGAATCTTGACACAATAGATCCAGATACCCTTCAGGTACGCCGGACATTCAAGGACGCCACACAGGCGCATAGTGCCTACAGGCGGCTAAAGCAACAGAATGTCGAGCGTAACAAGAAGAATCAACTGATTCAGAAAAAACTCAATAACGAGCCTCCATACAACGCCAAGAAATTGGAGTCGATGGGTCAGAACTGGAGATCGAATAGGCCGACGGGATTCATTTCGACGATGATCAGCCGGATCCAGCCTCCATTCCGGCAGGTAATTGAGACGGCGGCTACGCTTACCTTTGCCGAGTATCCGAT